GACCGCGCACGCGCGTTGACCAATCTCGGTTCTCGACGTCCTTGCCGGCGTGAAGGATGGCCCAGCACCACGGCTGGCGGATCGAAAGGGCGAGCGTCATGAGAGCGCCTCCGTAGCGGGCAGCGCGTCCCCCAGCGCCTTCTCGGCTTCGGCCTTGGCGGATCGGGCAGCGCGGATTTCTTTTCGAGTGAATCGGCAGTATGCGACTTCTTCGTCAGGTCCTTCGCCAGAGAATTCATCGAACGTCTCCAGCGCCTCGCTCCCGCCTCCATTGTCGATCGCCTTGCGCGTTTCTTTCAACTCGCGCAAAATGTCTCGCAGAATGTCCGCAATCACACATAGGACCACGATAAGCGCGATCTTGAAAATTGGGTCATCCATTGTCGAGCGCCTCGATGAGAGAGCGGAGGGCGTCGAAATCTTTCTCGTCAACCAACACGATACCCTGCGTCACCCCAAGCAGCGTTCTCTCGTCACGCGCCCCAGTCGTTACGATGGTTTGTATTGCCTTCGCGAGCGCGTCGCGGGATTGCTCGGCGGCGAGGGCGCGGGCTATCGCAGCGCATGAGGATGATCGGCTTAAATACAGACGGTTATGGACAACCGCTAGGCGCGCTTCCCATTGTTCTTTCTCGACAGCCCATTCTGAGGCTTTCTGCGCCCATTGCTCGCATTGCGATTTCCATTCGTCCCGCTCGTTCTCAAGGGCGCGGATCGCGTCGGCGGATGCTCTGTAGCCGTTGTCAAATGCGGCCCACAGAGAGCCGTCAACATGATCGTCATGTTTCGCCCACTCTCTTGAGCAAGCGTAGTCGTCGGTTGCCTTGTAAACCTTCCAAGCGATCATCAAGGGATGCGTTTCGGGAACGATGGATTGTTCGCTCATTGGTCTTCTCCTTCGGCGGCGGCGAGCATGGCGCGCCAAAGATCGCTCGGCGCGCATGTGGTCGGTTTGCTATCGTGAAGGCGCCATGCGGCATAAAGCATCCTGCTGGTCGCTTCCACCGGCACAACCTCCCAGCCGTTGGATTTGAGGGAGGCGAGGAATGCCTCCTTCGCCGCTGCGAAATTCCTTGCCGAGTTGAATGCGATGTGTGCGCGGTCGAGCGCTTCGTCTTTGGTCATTCCCCTTGCTCCGTGGCGCGCGTGTATTTGATCCACTCCTTGCCGCAATCTTCGCAAGGGTCTTGAGGGTCTACGCACCAGAGCAGAACGTCATAGTTCTGCAAGTCTCGCTTGCAGTCCTTGCAATGCGGCGTGAGATATATCGTCTCCATTTCGCCTTCTGTTGTTGGTGGCTGAGTGTCGGTCATTCCCCTTGCTCCGGGTTGATGGCGGCGCGCGCGACTTCGTCTTGCAACGGTTGGAGATTTGGAGAGGTCACGCCGCCCCTTTCTCGCGCGCATCCACATAGTTATCCGACTGGCCATAGACAGCGTGGAATGTGGCGAGGATGGCCGGCACGGCGCTCATGTCGCCAGGGTTGATCAGGCGGTCGTAGGCGTCGGCGAGGGGCTCGGAATTCTTCATGCCGATGCTGGATTCCGCCATCTCCATGCCGCGAAGATGAGAGACGAGATGCAGTATTGGCCACCAAGACTCTTTAGTGACGTCGTGGCCACTCTTGGCGACTGCGTCGTCAATATTTCGCAGTGTGATATCGATCCGGCGCTCTGGGTTGATGTCGAGATAGAGCTGGCCAGTCATGACCGCGCCTCCGGGAAGTCGTTGTGCTCGCGGCCGTCGAGCAGGCGGCCGGCGCGGGACTTGCCGACGCGCAGCATAGTCGCGCCAGAGGATAGGTGCTCAAAACGATAACCAGCGCCTTTCGCGAGCTGCGCTGCTTCCTCGAAGGTCAGCGGCCGGTGAGGATCATAATCAAGGCCGTAGGCCTGAAACTCTCCGAAGTTTGTCAGGTGACGCAGCCACGCGTCCGCGTCGATCCACTCGCCGTTCTGCTTGTGGAAATAGGCGATCGCATTCGCTGCGCAAAAGCTTCTTGTGGCGCGCGCCCATGCGGTGACGGCAATTCGCGCATCTCGCCCGCTCTCCCCTCCAAAGATGATTTGATTGACGAACTCCCATCCGCGCCAGTTGACCGGCCCAAGCGCCGGTTCATAGCTCACGAATTTCACGGCGGCGGGTGTCGCTTCGAAATCCTCTCGGCGCTCGTCGGCGCGTGGCTGATCTTCGGCCGTCACGCCGAGCCATAAGCCAGGCAGACCATCAGTCAGCCACCCCAAAACGGAAAAAGGAGCATTCATCCAAAACGGATGTCCGGCAAGTCGTGAAACATTTCGGATGCTCTGCGCAAAGCGATGATCAAGAAAGGCGGAGAGATCGCCTTTCGCAAGGTCGACAATACCTGAAATATATTGACGCATCCGATGTGGACGTTTCGTCAACAGTTGGAAATCATGGTGCGCCTTGTAACCGATGATCACACTTTGATCATCGGTTTTTCTTCCAGCGCAAAGCGCCATGACCGCGAAGACGCGGTCGATCCATTCGTCTGGGACAAAATCCGCGAACAGGTCTGTCATTGAGCAGACGAAAATGCGGCGCGGGCGTTTCCAGCGTAGCGGCTGCAACAGCTGGTGCTCATGCAGAAAAAGCTCAATGTCGTCGCGGTGGCCTGGCTTGTATGGGAGACCGGTTCCGCCGGTCGCGCCTGGCTTTATGTTGAGCCTTTCGGAATAGCAGTTAGCGCAGGCTGGCGAGACTTTTTCGCAATGCCAGCCTGGCTTGCCCGTCTCACGGTTGCGTGCGCGGATCGGGTTTATCGTCGCATCGGTCCATTCGATCTTGCTGTTAGCGGCCATCGGCGCCGCTCCGGATTTCCGCGACGATCTTTGCGACGTCGGCGACCTCGCAGCTTTCATGCGTCGAATCGTAGGAGCAGATATCAACGGCGATCTGCTCGTCGGACCAATTATCGAAGCAGTAGCCGTTGTCTCTCGCGCGATCGATCGCCGCTTGGACGCTGGCGCGCGTCGGCTTGTCGAGCTGCTCGCTCATCTCGCCCTCGCTCCTTCATCCCGGCTCCGATACATAAATCGAGACAAAGCTTCTTCATGCGCGCGCCAGCCTTTGTCGTGCCCTACAATGTAGCCGGCTCGATAAGCCCGCTCGGAAATGCGCACGTGCATGGCGGTGCGTTCGCGGTCTTCGCGCTCGTTCTTTATTTTTCGATCAAGAATCCGCACGATAGCGAAGCAAAACATAATGTTAAGCAATCCCATCGCTCTTCTCCCTGCGTTCGATCTCGGCGATCTGCTCGTCGAGCGCGGCGCGTTGGGCGCGGAGCTTTTCGAGCGTGCGACGGTTGGTCTCTGATCTCTGGCTCTTGGCGGTCTCGACCGCGTCGTAGAGCGATTGGCGCAGCGCGTCGGCTTCCTCCGGCTCCATTGTTTCGAGCGGTTCGCTCTGCCGGCCTTCATGGTCTCGCCAAATCCGGAATAGCGTCACGCGGCCTTTGTCCGCGATTGCCTCGAAAGACAGCATCACGCGCCTCTCCCGGGCAGGGTCTCTCGCGCATCGGGAAGGCTGTCGAGATAGGCGTCGAGCGAGGCGACGCTCACCAAGACGAGCAAGGTCCCCGCGCGCTTCGCCGAGATCGTGCCTTCCGCGATCAGCATGTCGAGCTTCGAGCGGCTGCAGCCGATATATTTGGCGGCTTCGTCCTTTCGCAGCACGCGTGGTCGCAGTTGCACGATCGCCGCCGGATCGGCGTCTATGGCGAGGATATGGGCGCTCATCGCTATCGGGCTCCGCTTGGTTTCAATTTGCTGTCTCACGCCGGCGCTCCTTCCGTGTTCTCAATCGCCCTCTCGATCGGCGTCTTGCGCGGGCCGCGCTTTTTGCCCTTGCTCTTGCCCCCCTGACCGCTCGACTTGTTCGCGTCTCGCTCTGCGCCAGCGCAACCGCTCGACGCCTCGTCTTTCTCGATCGCGTCGCGCATGGCCTCGGCGAGCGGCTCCTGGCGCTCGGAGTAGATCGCCTCGTCGAGCGCGCCGGGACGCGCGGGAAAGTCCGACCAATCGCTGAAGGGCGGCGGGAGATGGCCCTGCTCTTTCGAGAGCGTCGCGGCGTGCTGGGCGAGCTTGTCCTTTTTCCAGCCCTTCACGCGCGCCGCCTCGGCCGGGCCGATCAGCGCGCCGACGATGCGCGCCGTGCGCTCCTTTTCGGCGGCCTCGAAATAGCCGCGGCGATCGATGTTGCGCTCGAGCGCGCCGGCGACGTCGCCGCCGCGCGCGGCGACGGCGCGGAACAGGACGCCGATCGCGTCAAAGCCTAAGCCCTGCGTCTCGATCGCGGCGGCCGTGATCCGCGCGAAGGCGACGGTGAGATCGCAGGTCGAGGCCTCGGCGCATGCGGCGAGGGCGCCTTGGAAGGCGAGCGGCCGGATGCGCTTCAGGAGGTCATTGTCTTCGGGATAGCGCGACTGCACGGGCCGCAGGCCGAGCCCGACGACGCCATATTGGCAGCCGAGCGCCGCCACTGCGAGCATCAAAGCGATGTCGGGCCGTCCGCACACGGCGTCGCGCAGCGCGTCCGTCGCGCCGGCGTCGATGACGGCGCGAAGCTGTTTGCCCGGTTCGCTGAGCGGGGTTTTTTCGTCTCGCTCTGCGCCAGCGCAACCGCTCGACGTGGTCTCTTCCCCGCTCTCGCCGGCCGCCGCGTCTGGCGCTGCGGCGGCCGGCTGGTTGTCCGCTCGCTCCGGGCTAGCCCGACCGCTCGCGGATTGTGCGGCTTCGTCGGGGAGCGCGACGCCGCGTGTGAGATAAATCTCGCCTCCGCAGTCGAGGTCGGCGCGCACGCCATAGTCTGCGCGATCGTCGACGGTCGACAGGATGGCCTCGCGCTCGGCCGTGAGTTTTTTGCGCTTGGCCTTCGTGCATTCGCCGGCGAGCTCGCGCGCGATCTCGTCGAGGCGACCCTCCTCCTCGTCCGACAGGAAGAATTGATCGAAACCGCCCTCGTCCTCTCCCGCGAAGGCATGGCCCCAGCCTTCCGCCTCGGCGAACCGCAGGGCCTCGGCGCGCAGGAAGTCCATGGCGATGCGCCGGGCGATCGAGGGGTCTTGCAGGCCTGGCTGCTCCGAGAACAAATCCTCCATCAGGCGGCCGCCTGCTCCGCGATAGACCTCGAGCCGCCCCGGATCGGCGCAGAGGAACTTCGCGACAGGATCGCTCGCGACCATCGTATCGCCGCGCAGCGCGGCGCGGATGGTGGTGGGGTGATTGAGGCTTCCTGACCCGCGCTTCGCCCAATCGTCGAGCAAGGCCTCCTGCGCGGCGAGCGGCGCGATCGTATAGGCCTCGGCCGACTCGCGCGTGATCTCGCCCTTGCGCCACAGCTCGCGCACGCGCGGCGAGAGCGCCCCGAGCGCCAGGCGCTGGCGGACATGGCGCTCGGTCTCGCCGAAGTCTCTGGCGATGTCCGCGACGGTCTTGCCGTGCTGCTCGACGAGCTGCGAGAAGCGCTCGAATTCGTCGACGGGATGCTTGGTGTGAGGCGTTACGGAAAGCGTAAGAGCGAGTTGCAGCGCCTCGGCCTCGGAGCCGTCGAAAATCTCGACGGCGGGATACTTCTCGTCAGCATGACCGGAGAGGCCCAAGCAAAGCAGCCGAAGCGCCCGCCAGCGGCGGCCGCCGTCGAGCACCTCGTATTCTCCCGCCGCGTCGGGGCGCTCGCGCACGGTCAGCGGATATTGCATGCCGATCGCGCGGATGGTCGCGGCGAGCGACGAGACGTCGCTCACCATGTCCTGATTGGGATTGAGCGGCGAGATGCGGGTGATTTTGGAAAGAGATAGCGTGGTCATCAGGCGTCTCGTTCGCTGGAGTTGTCTTGGGCCTTCAGGCGCTCAAGCCGCTCAAGCTCCGCGACGATAAGCGCCGCGATGCGCGCTTTCGTGCGCTCCTCCCGGGTTTTCTCGCGAATATCCGGCATCAAATCATTCTCCTCTCAAATCCTCTTGGGCGCGCATTCGGCGAGGGCGAGCTTTTCGGCGAGCGTGCGGATTTGGCGCGCGCGCCATTGCAGCGCCGCGCGCGGCGTCTCGGACGGCGGGTCGAAGTCGATGAAAGCGGCGAAGGCGTCTCGCGCCGTCGCGAGATCATGGGCCGCGAGCGCGAGAAAAAACGCCTCGATCGCGTCGCCGAGCAATTCATGCAGCCCAAGCGCGGCGACGGCCTGATCGCGCCGCGAGGGCGTGGGCGAGACGGCGTTGTCGTTCGCGACGCTCATTGCGCGCGCCCCGCCGGCGCGTCGCCGCTGATGACGCCGCCCGCCTCCTGGGCCAGCCGATCGGCGATGTCGTCGAGAATGTCGATGATCTTATGAGGGCAGAGATGCGCGGTGGCGAATTTCACGTCGAAGCCGTCGCCATCTGGCTCCGGCGTCGCGAGGATGAGGATGGCGCCGACATTGGGGCCGAAGCCGTTCGCGAGCGTGACGATCAGTTCCGCGGCCGCTTCGGCGGTCGGCGCGACCGATCCAGGCGCAAAGGGCGGAAGAAGGCGCGCGGTCATTTCTCGTCTCTTTCGCGGCGGGCGGCGAGACGGCCCGCAATATCAAATCCAATGGCGAGGCCGAGGACGAAGGCGAAGACGTGGCTGGCGATGAGCGTGGCGAGATGCTCGGTCATTGACCCATCTCGCTCTGGGCGGGGCTCAACCGTTCGGCAAGGTTTGTCTTCGCCGTCAGGTCGTCCATCGTCGCTCGAATTTTTGCTCGATTGGCTTCGGCGGCGCCCAACTTCTTGAAGGGGAAGGCGCGACGGTGGGCAAGTTCGGCGGACTATGCGGCGCGCCAGTGCCGATCGGTCGCCGGGCGGTCGAAGCCCGAGCGCAGAAGCGCGAGGCGCGCAAAGCCGTCGATGTCGATATTGCGGAAGGGCCGCAGCGCCTGCGCCATGCGCGAGATCAGCGCGTCGTCGTCGAGGGCCTCGGAATGATGGACAGGAGTGAGGGAGGTCAAAGCTGTCTCGGCGAGACGGCACGCAAGTTCGGCTTCCAGCGCCGCGCGCCAAAGGCGGTCAATGTCGTCCTCATCGAAGCCGGCGGCAAAAAGAAGCCGTCGCGCGACGCTTGCAGCGTCGAGCTGCGCGAAAATCATGAGATCGGGAAAGGCGCGCAGGGCTTCGGCCATGTCCGATGCGGTCGCATCGTCGCCGACAACGGCAGCCGAAGGCTTTAAGGGGGCGCTGGTTCTCTGGCGAAGAGCGGAATGGAACTTTGAAAGCGCCATTTTGGAATACTCCATCGAAGCGGTGACGGAGCGGATTGAAGAACAATTTGTTCTGTGCGTCAAGAACGTTTTGTTCTAGTCAGGATGCTTAAGGCTGTGCCAAAAAAGAAAGCCCGGCGCGGGGCCGGGCTTAGGAGGAACAAATGATCGAGAAGATTAAAACAGCGGCTATTACCGCGATGGCCGCGGTGGCCGAGCCGATCTTCGAGGAATCGCTGCGCCGGATTTACAGGCGTCGTCGACTGCTGGCGACCCGAGCCGGATGCCCATCGTCGCTCGATCGGACTTTCTTCACTCTGTTTGGGGAGGAGACGCAGGAGGACGCGGCGGTTGAGGTTGAGATTGAGCGGATCGAAGCCGCGCGAGCTCCCGTTCAAGCCGGTTAATATCGGCGCGCAACGGCGCGACGGCGCGCTCGATCATAGAGGTTATTTCTTTGAGTCCGGTGCGCCCCGCCCAAGTGCGCTTGATTTCAGCCCATGTCGGTTCATTCATTGGAAATGTCCTTCCCTATCCGTTCACGGTCCGCGCAAACTTTTGCAGTGCTTCGTCGGTGCGGGGAGCGCAGCCAAACATATTTCGACAACCAAAATGCGCGCGAATCTCGAATTTCCCTGGCGCGACGGAGACTTTGTTGACCGACGCCATAAGGCCGGTGCTGCCGCTATCCACGGCGTTATAGGTCTCGATCAAATAGTCGGTTTGGGTTTGTATTTTGTAGGCCGCGTTCTCAGTGACCCAGGCGACGGCGCGCGACCACTTGGCCTCGCAATCGGGGCCGGCCGAACAGGCGATTGGCGGCGGCGGTGGGGCGGGCGGGGCTCCTGTGGATTGACAGCCCGCGAGCGCAGCTATCAGCGAAAGCGGAATAGCCTTCGTATGCATAAAATCTTCCTTTGCTTCGGTTAAATCAAGCGAAGTGCATGATCTATTGAAGATGCGCACAGATGTCCTGTTATTGATCTGTTGTGCCTTGTTTTTTTCGGAAAAGCCGCATCCAGCGTTGCGGTCATTCTTCGGCGTTGGAAGGGTTAAGAGGCCACGATGGATGCCGGCGCGTTCTCGTAAGAAGTTAGGGAGCACAGCGGGCCGCCGAATTTAAGCGGCGCTTTTGGCTCCTTATTAAAAGGGGCGGCGTCTTCAGCTCCGAAAAGCCAATCCAGCGATAGCCCTGTCAGTCGACGCAGGTCGACGAGAACCGCGTATCGTGGTTCGCGGGCCCCATTTAGCCAATGTTCAACGGCTTTTGGTCCTACGAAATACCGTTCACCAATTCGCTTTTTATCGATCTTCCCCTTCTGATCAACGAAGCCAGCTTGCCGAAGCGCCAGCTCGAGCCTTTGGGCCCAAACAGGGGTCGGCGCTTTCGGCTTTCTTTCCGCTGCTTTCGCGTCGGGCTTATTGACCGGCTTTTTCATTTCATAAGTATCTGATATCCGAACAAAATGTTCTACGAACATAATGTTCTTGACGGACGGAACGTTTTGTTCCATTTCTTGGACATGAAGCTTGCCGATTACCTGGAGAAAAATGAAATCGACCAAGCGTCCTTCGCGAAGGCGCTGGGGGTCACCAAAAAGGCTGTCCAATTCTGGGTTGGAGGAGAGCGTCATCCGCGTCTCGAACAAATGCAAAAAATCGCTGAAGCGACGAAGGGTGAGGTTATGCCAAACGATTTCCTTTCCTTTCGCGCCGAAGGATCTTGCGAAACGTCCATCGCGCGGGCAGCCCAAGAGGCGCGCTCCCAAGAGATGAACGCGGCGGCCGGGGACGCAGAACCCACCCCGACCGCCGATCGCGCCAACCCCCATTATCCCGAGGCGGCGGAATGAATGGCGCCCGCAACCTCCGATCGCCAACCCCTTTCATCGCGGGGACACATATGATGCAGGGCATCCTAGACTCCTTTTTGATTGGTCTCTGGCGCGCGATCTGCGCGGCGGAGCGGCGCGCTGGGGGCGCGTCTCGAACGCGATGCGCGGGGGCCCGTATGAGCGGCGCACGAGAGCTTCAAAACATGACGCGAGAGCAGCGACTGGAAATGCTTCGGAAATTTGCCGAAAGCGAACCAGGGCCGAAACGCGCGGCTGCTTCTGGCCAGCCGCGCCGCGCGCCATCGTGCGGCCTCAAGTGTTGTGGCGATGCAGGATTTCAACCTTTTTCCGAATTTGGACGAGCGTTGAAAGATATGTGGCGCCGCATCCGTCATAGCTTTTTACCTGCTCGAAATCGCGGAGAAGGGCGATGAAAGTCTCGCGCGCGGCAGCGTCTCCAGAAAACGCGAAAAGCAGAGAAACGGCGTCGATCATCGCGTCCATCGCGCTTTCGGTGGCGGCAATTGGGTCGTCGGCAGGCATGAAATTCTCCCTTGGTTCCATAGGCCGTGGGGGGAAACGCGCCGGGGCTGTTTGCGAATCGCAGCCCCGGCGCACGCCTAAGATACATGCAGCGGCGTGCGCCGTTGCGGCGGCCGGGGACGCGAGACCTGCCCCGCCCGCCGATCGCGCCCGCCCCCATTATCCCGAGGCGGCGGAATGAATGGCGCCCGCAACCTCCGATCGCCAACCCCTTTCATCGCGGGGACACATATGATGCAGGGCATCCTAGACTCCTTTTTGATTGGTCTCTGGCGCGCGATCTGCGCGGCGGAGCGGCGCGCGGAAGCGCGCCGGAAGCAGGCGGCGGAAACTGCGCTCGCGCCGCAGGCGCTTGCGCGTTGGGCGACGTTCGAAAGCCTATGGCCATGCACGCCGCGCGAATCCAAGCGCGCGCGCGCGACTTTCTTGGCGCTATCAGAAGATGCGCAGGCGCAGGCCATCGAATGCGCGCCGGCTTATATCGCCAACCGCCAATCGCGCCATTGTCGAATTCGCCCCGCGCAATATTGGCTCGAAGCGGAAGGATGGAAATTTATCCGTCCCGCGAATTTGCGCGGTCGCATAAATCCCGCAGTCGGCGGCGATAGCCCCAGTGTTCCGGGTCAGAGCTCTCTCGCTCCAGCGTGCGGATCCGGAAAATGACTTCTCCTGCCGCGGTCGGCTCCATTTGCCGGATGATTTCGATAATTGCGTCCGTTAACGCCAGGATCTGGTCGACGGCGTCATCGATGTCGCGGTCGTGTTCGGACACATCGGATCGCAGGTCTTCGACGATCTCGCGCACCGGACAAACGTGTCCCTCCGCGCTATTGGCGGCGAGAGCGGATTCTTCATTTTCCGACATGCTGTTCTCCACTGGCTGTATCGGGTCGGCGAGGAAATGCGCCGGGGCTGCAGGCGAATCGCGGCCCCGGCGCACGCCCAGGATACATGCGGCGCTCTTCGCCGTTGCGGCGGCCGGGGACGCGAGACCTGCCCCGCCCGCCGATCGCGCCAACCCTCACTATCCCGAGGCCGCGAAATGAATGGCGCGGCGCAACAGGTCTCGACTGGCGAAGGCCGTCGCGCCGTCGCGGCCGATCTCTGCGCGCGCATTTCCCACGATCTGGGCGCGCTGCGCTTCCTCTGCGACGAGGCGGGGCTCGACGCGGAAGAAGATTTCATCGCTGAGGCGATTTCCGAGTTTGAGGATCTCTCCGCGCGTCTCGCTGAGACCGCGAAGTGGGGTTGAGCGGGGGGCGTTCCCCCGCGTGCGTTTTACGTAAGGCGTCAGAGCGGGTGGCAGCCCGCATCCGACGCGAGTTGATTGGGAACGAGTAAGCAAAACCTCCTCCATGCCGGGCATTCTGACATGGGAGTTTTTGCAAGTGTGCAAAAAGCGTTTGCAAAAGGGCAAAGCGATGAACGCCGAAATTTTCGTCGACGATGCGCGCGAGCGCGTGAAGGAGATGGTCCGGTGGGAAAGCCGCGGGCCCGGCGACATCGAAAATGCGATGCTGCGCATCGCCGGACATACGAGCGTCCCCTATGGCGAACTCTGGAAACTGCGCTACCGGCCGGGCAAGTCGATCGACGCCCATATCTACGCCGCCATCGTGCTCGGCTACGAGCAATGGCGCGAGCATCAGCGCCGGGAATTCCTCGACGAGCGCGGCGCGGCAAACCCGCAGAGCCTCCTTGCTCGCCTATTTGTTCGCGCGGCTGATGCTGTGGCTGGCCAGGAGGATAGACCGTGACCGCGCGCAAGTCTGACAACGCCCGGCGGCGGAAGACGACTCCGGCCGCGTCCCCTCTTACGCAAGCCGTAAGAGTCTTCAACGCGGCGGACTTCGCAACGGTTCCGTTCGGAGGAAGCCGAGCGGTCCGGGCGGACGAGAGCGCGTGCGACGCCGCGGCGCTGCGCACGCATCTCGCGGCCTTTCGCGACGATCTTATGCGCGAAGGTCATTGCGAAGCGGCGCGCGGCATGACGCGATTGCTTCGCGACTTCGATTTTCTCACGCGTGGAATGGATCGCGCGCGCAGGGCGTCCGGCGTGAGAGTGTGATGTGCGCGCGGGCAAATGGAGACGTCAATGGATAAAATTTCCGGTTTCAAGTTCGAGCTCAAGCAGATCGTGAAATTGGTCGAGTCCGACGAATCTGGCGGCGTGATCGGGCGGACCGAATACACGAGCGGCAACAATACCTATCTCGTGCGCTACCGCGCGAGCGACGGCCGGCAGGTCGAGTGCTGGTGGGCGGAAGACGCGCTCGCGGCGGCCTGACGGTCGTCTGACAAGAGCTTCTGCCGGCGTGACATCCGGCCGGAGACGGAAGCAAGGCTGTCGCTTCCGTGCCCTCCTTGGGCGTTTCCTCCCTGACTTGGGCGGCCGTCTCCTACGGCCGCCCCTTTTTGGGGAGTTTCCGTGAGTGGTTGGGCGTCGCCCAGAGCGAGCGGGAAAATGAGTTTCGAGCTTGCGTCGGCGTCTCGCGCCGATGGGACGGGTCTGCGGCGTGCGCCCGGCAAGACAGACGCCGCGTTGTTTCGTTCTGTTGCGAGCGTGGCGTTCGAGTTTCCTGGCCGTGGCGGCTGACGAACGCCACGGCCAGGATCGTTTCACCGAGGGCCCGCATGCGACGCGATCTCTTTTCCGACACCCCTGCCCCGCGCGCGCCGGACGCCAAGCGAGCGGATGGGCCTGCCCAGAGCGAGCGTCCGAGGGGCGCGCCCGTCGCGCATCGCTGCGCCGTGTGCGGCGGCTTCGCGCCCTTCGGCGAGGGCCTGCCGCATCGCGGGGAGCGTGTCGTCTATTACTGCCGGGAGCATAAACCGCAATGAGCACTATCGAAGCGAAAGAAACCAAATCGCGCGTCTGCATTTGCGACGAAACCATCGACGTCGACGCACGTCTCGATTGCCGCGACGATGTGGATCGGCTCATCGAGCGGATTCAGTATGCGGCCGATTTTATGTGGCCGGCGGAGGCCTATGCGATCGCGTCCGCAATTGTCGGCGCGGAAGCCGCGGCCGCCGAGATTGCCGAATCCATTGAAGGAGGATTGACGCAGGCGGCCGATGAGCCGCAGCCGCCAAGCCAGAGCGCCGCGCCGGCCCTCGATGATCAGGCTGAAGCGCAGGATGAATCGGCGCCGCCACTCACCCTCGCCGAGATTCTCGCGCAGGCGAAGGATGGCCCGCTCACCGTCGAGGCCATCGATCGCGTCGTCGCCGAGCAATTGGCGGATGACGAATTCGAGAAGCTTTCGCCGGCGCAGGCGGAAGCCGTCGCGCTGAAGCGGATCGGCCTTTCGGCATTGCAGACCGCCGTTGCGTTGGGTGCGCCAAGCGAACAATCGATCTGGGCTCGGCTCTCGAAAGCGAAAGAGCGGGGCGTGACCGTCGAGCGGGAGCGCGCCGCGTGAGCGCCGCCGCATTGAGCGACATGGCGCGCAAGGTGATGTCAGTCGATGGCGTTCTGCGCCGGATTGATCTTGGCGCGCTCGATCGCGCGACCATCGCCACGGTCGTCGCGGAGCAATTGAGCGATGATGAATTCGACGCATTGACCGGCGCGCAGGCGAAGGCCGTGTCGCTGCGACGGCTCGGGCTGACATCCGTGCAATGCGCGGATGCGCTGGAGATCAATCAGACGGCGGTCAATCATTATCTCGCCGCGGCCGCGAAGCGCGGCGTCGTCGTCGAGCGGGAGCGCGCCGCGTGAGCAAGCCGCGCCGGCGCAGCCATGCCGTCGCCGCCCTGCCGCCGCCCGAGGATGCGGCGTCGGAGAGCTATGCCGAGAGCGGCGTCGCCTTTTACGACGCGGCGATCGCGGCGCTCTCGACCGCGACGCTCGCCGAATCGAAAGAAATGCTGGCGAAGGGAGAATCCGTCGAGCTCTTCGCCAAGAGCGCGCGCAACCCAGAACTGCTCGATCGCGCGGTCGCCGTCTCGCTCGCCGCACAGCGACGCGCGGGGGAATTGCTGCGGCGGATGGCGGACGATGGCGAGCGAGAGACGCGCGGCGGCGATCGAAAATCAAAGTCGCGCGAAAAGACTTTGATCACGCTTGAGTCGCTCGGCGTGACGAAGACGCAATCGCAGAAATGGCAGCAGCTCGCGGGCTTGTCGAAGCCCGATTTCGAAGAGCGCGTCGCCGAGCGCCAGAAGGAGGCGCGGCGCGCCCTCGACGGCTCACGCGCCGAGCGCCAGGCGGAGAAGAAGAAACGCCGCCAAGAGCGCGAGCAAGAGCTTGCTGAAAATATTCGCGCGCTGCCCAGCAAAAAATACGGCGTGATCTATGCGGACCCGGAATGGCGTTTCGAGACATTCTCGCGCGAAACGGGCCTCGATCGCGCGGCGGATAATCACTATCCGACGTCGAGCTTGGAAGAGATTTGCGCGCGCGACGTCGGCTCGATTGCGGCGGATGATTGCGTGCTCTTTTTGTGGGTGACAGGGCCGATGCTGGCGAATGGCGCGTTCCTGCGCGTGCTGGAGGCATGGGGCTTCGAAGGCAAGTCGCGCTTCGTATGGGGAAAGGAAATCCCCGGCAATGGCTATTGGGTGATCGATGATGCGGAAGAGCTGATCATCGCGACGCGCGGGAATGTCCCGTGCCCGGCGATGGGCGATCAGTTCCGCGCGCTGCAATGCGTCGCCAAGACCGATCATTCCGCCAAGCCGGAGCGCTTCGCCGAAATCATCGAAAGCTATTTCCCCAATCTTCCAAAAATCGAACTCAACCGACGCGGCCCGCCGCGGCCGGGCTGGGATGCTTGGGGGAATGAGGCGGAAGAAGGAGAGCAGCCATGAGTGAAGGTTTTGTCCCGCTTTGCTATGTCGATGAAATCACGCCGCCGCCGCGCGAGCATCCGAATAATTGGATTCTAAAGATCGGCGAGCTGTTTTATCTGGATACGCCAGACGATTTTTATACCGACAAAGAGACGGGCCCAGATCCGCTTTTCGATGGTCGAATTTATGGTTTCGAGCGCCTCGAAAGTTTCGGCGACGCGGTGCTGACGATTAAGGACGACAAAAGCTACGCCCTCGACAAAGACATGCCGGCGGGAGCTGAATCTGTCTACGTGCCATGCGATACCGATACGCTCAGCGGTAGCATTGAAGAGCTTATCGAAAACTGCAGCGATGATCTCGGCCCCGGAGATCATTCGATCGAATATTTTTCATGGGTTAGCGAGCAATGGCGTTTTGACGCGGCGACCGGTGTGTTTGCGAAGGTTCCGGTCCAATGAGCCGCGGCGACTGGATTCAGACCTTTACGGGCCGCGCCTTCTATCCATGCGATCCGCGCCCGGAAGACGTGTGCATGCGCGACATCGCGCATGCGCTCTCGCATCTCTGCCGGTTCGGCGGCCATTCGCGCCACTTTTACAGCGTCGCAGAGCATAGTTCGGTATTGTGCGAATATTTCCTTGAGCGCAGTCAACGTGACCTTGCGCGATGGGCGCTGTTGCATGACGCCTCCGAGGCCTATCTCGTCGACGTTCCGCGCCCGATCAAGCCGTCACTGCCGGCGTATCGCGTGCACGAAACGCGCGTCATGGCCGCCGTCTGCGCGCATTTCGGCCTGCCGGCCGAGGAGCCGGAGGCTGTTCGCGACGCCGATCGGCGCATCCTGATAGATGAAGCGCGCGCGCTGATGGCGCCGCCGTCGATGCGGTGGGTGGCGGTACGCGAGCCGCTCGGCGTCAATATCATCGGCGTGAGGCCGGATGTCGCGCGCGCGACATTCTGGAGGCTGGCGCTCGAGCTATTCGATCTGGCGGGCGTGGAATGATGGCTCGAGAGCGGAGCGCAGAATGAATTTTCCGTTGGTCGTAAATCAGCCCCCGGCGGCGAGCGATATTCCGCTTCATCTGTGTCGGGCCGACCCGGTGGAGAACGGGGCGGCGCGGTTGAGCTGGGAGCCCGAGAGGCCGGGCGAAAGCGAAGAGATTCCGCCGCGCTGGCGGCTCAAGGGTTCGATCGCCGTCGTTCTGATGGCCGAAAAGCTTTTCGCCGGCGCGCGCGCCTCGGCGCGGCGTGATGAAATCTCGTGGCCTGCCATGCCGTCGATGTTTGAAGACCTACTGATGGTGATGCAGCGGTTTCCGATCGCGATCGATAAAAGCGCGCGCGAGATCTGGGAAGAGCAATATGCGGATGTGCTGAAGGCCTGGTTCATTCGCAGCCGGCCGGAAGGCCAAGCCGCGCAGGGCGGCGGGCGCTTCAAGGGCGTGTTGAGGACTTTTCAGCAGGAGGGTGTGCGGTTTCTGCTGGCGGGAAGTCGCGCGGTGCTCGCGGACGATATGGGACTTGGCAAGACCGTCCAGGCCTTCGCCTATCTCGACACGCTCGACAAATGGCCTGTCGTCATCGTCTGCCAGTCGCATGTGCAGTCGCACTGGGCTGGGAAGATTGGCGAATTTCTGAAATGCGAGCCGGCGCGCGGCGGGTTGCTGGCCTCGAGCGAAAATCTTCGCTGGACGGTCTTGCGTGGGGCGAAGGCGCAGGACGATACGCCGGAAGCCGACGTCTATATCGTGCATTATCTTGTCGTCCACGCCTGGGTGAATCTACTGCTTGCGCGCGGCGTGAAGGCGGTTGTTTTCGACGAAGTGCAGGAGCTGCGCGCGACAGGGACGCGTAAATATGAATCGTGCCGACTGATCGCAAAAACAGCAAAATGCGCCGTCGGTCTGTCTGGAACGCCGATCTACAACAAGGGCGGCGAAATCTACAATGTCCTGAACGCGCTCAATCGCGGCTGTCTCGGAACAAAGGTTTCATTTCAGGAGACATGGTGCAGCGAACATGACCCGTCGCTGGTCAAGAGCCCGGAAGCGCTCGGCGCTTATCTCACTGAAATTGGGCTGATGCTTCGGCGGCGGAAAGATGAGGTCTTGTCCGAGCTGCCGGAAAAGCAGCGCGTCATCGAGCCGATCGACGCAGACAACAAGCTTTTCGCCGAGTTGATTCAGGAAGCGGCAGAGCTCGCGCGCGATGCGGATATGCAAAATGATCCTTTCGCCAAGGGCATGAAGGAAGCCGAGGCGATTGCGAAAGCGCGGAAGGCGACGGGCATATCGAAAGCGCCTGGCGTTGTCGCTTTTGTGCGTGGGCTGATGGAAGCCGAACAGCCGACGCTTGTCTTTGCGCACCATCATGACGTGCATGACGCCATTCTCGAAGCGCTTGACGATTTCAACCCTGTGTCGATCACCGGTCGCGAGTCGCCGGCGCAGAAAGACACGGCGCGAAATGCGTTCATGCGCGGCGACTCGAATTTGTGCCTGATCGCGCTGCGCGCTGCGACCGGCATCGACGGCTTGCAATCGCGCGCGCGCGTCGTCGTATTCGCCGAGCTCGACTGGTCGCCGGCGGTCCATGCGCAAGCCGAAGACCGCGCCCATCGGATGGGTCAGAAGAACGGCGTGCTGGTTTATTATCTTACGACCGAGCTCGGCACCGATCCTGGAATGATGGAAATATTGAGCGTGAAGGAGCGGCAGTTCCTGGGGCTCATGAACGAAGAGGGTGAAACGGAAGAAGCTGCGCGCGAGGCGAGCGCAGCAGCGGAGCGGCATAAGGCGGAGATTCTCTCCATGTTGAGGGGGATGCGCGAATGAAAGCCGGCGCGCCTAAGATCCTCATCGACGCTCAGATCGCCGCCGTCTCTCTCGCCGCGCAAATCGCGCATGCCGGCGCGGGTTATCGCGGCGAAAGCGTCCTGCCGGCGCATGCCAGCGCGCTCGATGCGGCGGCGCGCACGCTCGCATGGGTGCGAGATAATGCGGCGCCGTTGCGCAAGATGGCGCGCGGCGCGAGCGAAAAAGCCCGTTTCGCTGATCTGCCGCTTGCCCAGCAATCGGCGCTGCGTTGCGCCGATGCACGTTTCCAGAAGTTCATGACCGCCGGCGACGCCGACGCGGCGGCCGCCGCCGTTCGGCGCGTCTGTGGCGTCGAAAGCCGCGCCGAATTCGACAAGGACTCTGGCGCGGCGGCGCTGTGGCGTCGGCTCGACGCCGAATTCGAAGGCTGGCTGCGCGGGGTTGGCGACGCATGATCGAAGGCTTTTTCCGCATCGTCGAAGATACCGCGCTGCGCGAGCGCATCGATCCCGTGTGGCTCGCGGGCAAGCGGACCAATCCGCCGCTCCTCGCGCGATTGCGCGACGAGGTGATCGCCGACGCGCTGTGGCGCGGCTTCGACTCCTCGGATGTCATGTCCTGCCTTGGGTGGCGCAGCCGCGTGTGCCTGTTCGAGGCGGCCGCGCGCGGCGCGGCGGCGCTCGGCCGCGAGGCGCAGGCCGATGAATGCCGCGCGCGGGCGCGTCTGGCCAAAAAAGAAGCCGACTGGCGGCGGGAGGCGGCCTGATGCGCGTGATGCTGCACAAGTTCGGCCCGAAGGCTGTGAGCGCGGATGACGATTTGCATATCCATACCGCCTCACCTTGGGTTCATCGGAGGCGGTGTCGCGCCAGGCTATCCAGTGGTGAACGAAGATTGCTCGTTCTACTCGCCGCGAACTATGGGCGGGGCGTGAGCCATGCGGAGATCGTCGATGCGTTGTTTCATGACGACCCGAACGGCGGCCCGGATGACGCGCGTGGGAGCGTCGGGAAAATGATCGCGACTTTGCGCATGTCAGGCCCTGCTCTCGGCTTCAGGATCACGAACGAGCACGGCATCGGCTTCCGCCTGGAGCTCATCGATGCGGGTGGCGCATGAGCTTCGCGGCGCTCAACTGGGCTTGCGCGATCCGCGATCCGAACGTCTCGGCAGGCGCGCGGCATGTGCTGCTGGCCATGGCGCAATTCGCCGATGAAGCGCAGACCTGCTACCCCTCGCACGCCTATCTCGCCGCCGTCACCAATCTGTCGGAAGACACGATTCAGCGGCGCGTGCGCGACCTGGTCGAGCTCGGCCTGCTTTACGTCGTAAAGCGCAAGAATAATGATGGGCGGCGGCTCACGAATTACTATGTTTTACTTGTCGATGAACGCGCGAAGGCCCACGCGATCGCGCATGGCTGGTCGCCGGCGACGGCGCGCGACGGCGCGCAGGATGGGCTTGCGGAAGACGCGGAAAGCGAGACGGTCCAACCCGCAGGCTGCGGGTTGGACCAAGCCGCAGGGGAAACGGAGCCATGCCGCAGGGGAAACGAAACCATGCCGCAACTGTGCGGCATAGAACCATCAAATAACCATCAAGGAACCTACCCCCCTACCCCCCAGCGGGGGGAGGGAGGGGGAAGCGCTGCGCGCAAGCTCTCCGATGACGATGAGGCTCGCCTCGAGCGTTGGGAGGCGTTCCGTAAGCTCTGGCCATGGGACGTGACGGAGCTCGTCGCTGAAGCGCGCGGCGTGTTCCTGCGGCTCTCCGTCGTCGAGCAGGGCGCCGCCATCGACGCAGCGCCCGGCTACATCGCGGGCTGTCGGGAGCGCAAGACGACCGCGCGCAACCACGGCATTGCGCATGCGGTGAAATGGCTCAAGGGCGAGGGGTGGCTGGCGGCAAAGGCGCGCAGCGTCGAAAGCGCGGCGTCTCTGGCCGGGCAGCCTTTCATGGTCCGCCAAGGATCGCCACAAGCGGCGGCATGGGCCCAATACGAAACCGCGGTCTACGGCGCGCCACGGCTGAAGTTCATCCCGTCGAAGGCCTACGGAATGGCATGCATGCGGCCGACGGAATGGCCGCCTCGGCGAGAGGCCGCTGAAGGCGCGCGCGACGGGCCGGCGCAAGGCGCGGCTTGAAGCGTGCGTTCCGTGAGTTTGGCAGTTTCGAGATGGGGCGTGAGCGAATGGATGCGGAACAGGATGACCTTGCGGCGCTGGTTGCGAAGCGTCGGGCGGCGATGACGAGCGCGCCATGCTGGCATGTTGTCGAATGTTACGATGGCAAGGACAAGGAAGTTTACGGGCGCTTGGCAGCGCTTGGATTCGAGGTCTGGCGGCCGACCGTCGTTGTGCGGACGATGCGGAGATGGCGTGGCAAGCCGACTGCGACGGGAGAGCGGATCAAGGTCTTTGCGCCAGTGTTTGGGCGCTATCTGTTCATTCGCGTCGCGATGAGCGATTCGGTCCGCTCGGCGGTGAAAGAGCAGCCCGGCGTGCATTCATGGCTGTGCTTTGCGGGGTCGGACGATCCGGCGACCATGCCGGACGCGCTGATCGAACACTATCGGCAGTTGACGCATAAGCCCCTTGAAGTTGCGATTGTTTTCGCTGTCGGCGACAAGGTGCGGGCGCTGCATGGGCCCTTCGCCGGTTTCGAGGGAGAGACTATCCGGGTTGACTCTCGTGGCGTCGTCTGCGCTGAATTGACCATCTTCGGCAGACCGACGCCTGTCATCTTCCCGGTCGGTCACGTCGAGCTTGTGGAGCATGGCCGCCGGCCACCGATCGAGCGCGACGTCAAGCAACGCCCGCGAAAGCGAGCGTAAGTGCGAAGCTTTACGCAATGACCCTCAAGCTCATCGAGCCGCGCATCAAGGCGCGCGCCGCTTCCCGTGTGCGGATGCTTTCCACGGAAGGCGGCGCGAACGCCGCGCATTATCAATCCGACGGGCATAAGGCCTGGGCGGCGGCGGTGAAGCGGCGCGACGGCTACCGTTGCGTGACGCCGCGATGCGACAGCAAGGGCCGCTTGATCGCGGATCATATCGTCGAGATCGCGGACGGCGGCGCGCGGTTCGATGTCGCCAACGGCCAGACCCTCTGCCTCGCTTGCCACAACCGCAAGACGGCGAGGCAAAAGGCGTCCCGCAGCGGTGGCGCGGTGTGACTGTGTGATAGCGCACAATGTGCGGCGGCACACACCAAGGGGGGTTAAATTCCCCCTGGCGCGCCCCTCCCGAAATCGGACGCACCGGCACGCGCAGATTTTTGGCCGCTGAAAGTCTAAAAACTTTTTTTGCAGTTGAGCTGATGGCCCGGAAAACGAAAAGCGTTCGAGGTGGCGCGCCCAAGTGGCTGGTCAATCGTGTTGCGCGCGCGCTTTGGGCGAAGTTGCACGAAGATTTGACGTCGATCCGCTTTCTGCAATCGACAGATCAAAATGCGCTCGCCCGCTACGTCCAATACATGTCCGAGTGGATCGCGCTGACGGACGTCCTCGAAAAGGAAGGCTACAGCTACAAGACGTCCTCGGAGCATGTCGAAGAGCTTGTCAGGCCCCGCCCGGAATTTCGTATGCGCAAGGACGTCGAAGCGTGCCTGACCTCTCTCGAGGATCGGCTCGGTCTCAATCCACGCTATCGGTTCGCCATCACGCAAATGCAGCTCGCACAAAAAGCGCCGCTGCCGCCTGGTCAGACGGACTTGCCGCTCGGTGGAGATGACGCGGCCGAAACGGCGCTCGACGCCAAGACCGAATGGGAGCGTCTCCTCGGCGCGCCGAGCCGACCGCATTGACCGCCGCCTGGAATTTCGCCGTCCCGGATTGGCGCGATCGCATCCGCGAGGGCCGCTCGCTTGTCCCGGAATTGCCGATCTTCGCTGATCAGGCCGAGCGGGCCGTTGCCGTGTTCAACCGCCTACGGCTCGCGGACGTGCCCGGCAATCCGACGATGGAGGCGGCAGCCGGCGCCTGGTTTCGCGACATCATCGCGACGTTGCTCGGCTCGGTGTCTCCCACGACGCTTCAGCGAATGGTCCCGGAGCTGTTCGCTTTGGTGCCGAAGAAGAACAACAAGACGACCGGCGGCGCCCTGCTCATGCTCGCCGCGCTCATTCTCAACGAACGCCCAAACGCCGAGTTTCTCTTCGTCGCGCCGACCAAGCTCATCGCCGAGCTGTCCTTCAACCAGGCGCTCGGCGCGATCGCGCTCGATCCGTATCTTTCCGACCGCTTCCATGTCCAAAACCACATCAAGAAAATCACGGACGTCAAAACCGGCGGCTTCCTTCAGATCAAATCCTTCGATCCGAACGTGCTCACCGGCACGAAGCCGGTCGGCGCATTGATCGACGAAGTGCATCTCATCGGCGCTGCGCCGGAAGCTGATCGTGTCGTTCGGCAGCTGCGCAGCGGCATGATCTCCCAGCCAGAGGCGTTCTTGGCCTTCATCACCACGCAATCGGAGCGGCCGCCCGCCGGCGTCTTCAAACGCGAGCTTGCCCGTGCGCGAGACGTGCGCGACGGTCGCCGCGCCGACGCGCTGCTCGCCGTGCTTTACGAGTTCCCAGAGGAGATCGGCCGCGCTCAGAAAAACGCCGACGGCGTCTATCCATGGGAGGACCCGGCGCTCTGGCCTATGGTGACGCCAAATCTCGGCCGCTCGATCACCATTCCTCGTCTTCATGCGCTCTATCAGACAGCGAAACAGGATGGCGAAGCGGAGCTCATCGGCTGGGCGTCCCAGCACCTCAATATCGAGGTCGGCCTTGGTCTGCGATCGGATCACTGGGCCGGCGCGGATCATTGGGTCGACGCCGGATTGCCGGGTCTCACGCTCGAAACGCTGATCACGCGCTGCGACGTCGCCGTCGTCGGCATCGATGGCGGCGGCCTTGATGATCTGCTCGGCCTCGCCGTGATCGGCCGCGATCGCGAGACGCGCGAATGGCTCTGCTGGGGGCATGCTTTCGCCTTCCGCGATGCGCTCGCGCGGCGAAAGAGCATCTCCCAGGAGCTGAAGACATTCCAGGCCGATGGCGATCTCACCATCGTCGACACGCTCGGCGATGACGTCGACGGCCTCGTCGCCATCGTCCGCCGTCTCGCCGACGCAGGCCTGCTTCCGGACAAGGCAGCGATCGGCCTTGACCCGGCTGGCGTCGGCGCGATCGTCGACGCGCTGGCGGAAGCCGGGATCGACGACGATCAAATCTGCGGCGTGTCGCAGGGCTACAAACTCATGGGCCCGATGAAGACCGTCGAGCGTAAGCTCGCGGATGCGAGCTTCTGGCACACGGGTTCCGGCCTCCTCGCCTGGGCTGTCTCAAACGCCAAGGTCGAACTCAAGGGCAACGCCGCCCTCATCACCAAGGCGGCCAGCGGCACGGCGAAAATCGACCCGCTGATGGCGTTACTCGACGCCGCCGCGCTCATGAGCATGAATCCAGAGTCATCGTCGGCGCGCCGCCCCTCGATCTACGAAGAACAGGAAATGCGCATTCTCAGGGTTGGCGGCTGATCCATGTGGCCGTTCTCGCGCAAATCATCGCCAACGCCCGTCGCGGCGAAATCAATCGGCGGCGGCGTTCCGGCGCAGGGCTTTTTGCCGACGCTGGGCGCGATTCCTTCCGCAGCCGGCGTCCTGATCAGCCAGGCGACGGCGATGACAGTTTCCACTGTCTACGCCTGCGTCTCCATCCGCAGCGAAGACGTCGCCCGCTGCGCGCCGACGCTCCGGCGCCCGCTGAAGGATGGAAGCTTCGATGTCGTCACGGATCATCCGGTTGCCAAGCTGTTCAAGCGGCCGAATCGCGCACAGACATGGTTCGAATTCGTCGAGCAGATGCAGGCGGCGCTCCTGCTGCGCGGCAACGCCTATGCGGTCATCCTGCGCGACAATCGCGGTCGGCCGAAAGAGCTGATCCCGGTCAACCCCGACGCCGTGATGGTTCTCGAAGCCTCGGACGGATCGATCTTCTACAACACGAACCGCGTCGGCCTTTTTCAGATCGCGGCGCTGCGCGACCTGCCTGTCGCGATCCCGGCCGAGGATATGTTCCATCTGCGGGGGCTAGCCTTCAATATAACGGCCGGCTCCGGGCGCCTCAGCTTCGCGCGCGACTCGATCGGGCTCGCCATGGCGCAGGAGCAGCAGGCCGCGCGCTGGATGCAAAACGGCGCGCGCCCGAGCGGCGTGCTGCAAATCGCCAATACGTTGACGGAACCCGCGGCTAAGCGCCTGCAATCGCAATGGGCAAGTTTGTTTTCGGGGATACAAAACGTCGGCGCCGTGCCGATCCTCGAAGAGGGGCTCGAGTGGAAGCCGATGACGCTCAGCGCGGAGGACCTCGAATTCCTGGCGCAGCGCAAGTTCTCCGTTGAAGACGTCACCCGCTGGTTTCGCATGCCGCCGCACAAGGTCGGCGTTACCGACGCGAATTCGAAGCTCAACCAGGCGCAGGCGGATCAGGCTTACGTCAATGAGACGATCATGCCCGATCTCGAGCGCTGGGAGCAGAAGTTCGAAAGAGCTTTCGATCTCGACGCGGAAGGCCTGGAGGTCGTCTTCGACGAAAGTTCCCTGCTGCGCGCCGACATCATGACGCGGGTGAACGTCGGACGGCTCATGACGCTGTCCGGGCTCGCCGCCACGAATGAATGGCGGCGCTCCGAGCGAATGGGGCCGGTCGAAAGTCTGCCCAAAGGCCCCGGATGGGAAGTGCGCGCGCCGCTCAACACCGGCCCGCTTGGCAGCGACATGACCGGCGTCGCCGCCGATGGCGCGGGGCGGCCGCGCGGATCCGGCAATAAGGAGCCTGGAGAGGAATGAAGCGCAAATTCATCCCGAGCGCGTCGCTCACCGACAGCAAGGTAGGGGAGCGGCAGATTCGCGTCGTCGCCAGCACCCCGACGCCGGACCGCGTCAAGGACGTCATGGTCGCCGAGGGTTGCGATCTGACAGAGTATCGCGCCAACCCAATTGTTCTCGCAAATCACAATCCTGCCTGCCCGATCGGAACGGCGGACGTCGAGATCAAGAATGGGCGCGTCGAGGCGACGATCACTTTCGCGCCGGCCGGTGCGAGCGCCAAGGCCGACGAATATTGCGCTCTCGCCAAGGCTGGCGTGCTCAACGCGGTTTCTGTCGGTTTCGAGACGCTCGACGCAGAGCCAATCCGCGGTGGCGGTGAGCGCGTCAAGAGCTGGTCGCTGCTCGAGTTGTCGCTCGTGTCCGTGCCCGCGAACCCGGAGGCTGTCGTGACCGCGCGCTCGCTCGAAAAAGCCGACGCCGAGAAATGGAAGGTCGGCGCCTCGCGCAATCTTCCTCTCGACGAGGAATCGGACTGGGACGGCGCGGAAGCCGAAAAGTCGATCTTCGAGAAAGCCGACTTCGATGGCGACGACCCCGACACCGTTTTCGCTCGCAAGGGATTCCTCGTCTATGACTCCGTCGACCCGGCAAAGAAGGGCTCCTACAAGCTTCCTTTCGCGAAAGTCGTCGACGGCCGCTTGACCGCCGTCGCAGCCGGCATCCGCGCCGCCGCATCGCGCCTGAAGCAGGCGGATATTCCCGACGATGTCGCCGAAAAGGCGCGCGGCGTCATCGATCATTACGAGGCGAAGATGAAGAGCGATGGAAAATCCGCTCCGCTCTCTCGGCGCGTCAAGGCGGTTGTGGCCTCGCGCCGCAAGGGCATGTATGACCTCAACAGCCTCTCCTATGTCGTTCAGCAGCTCGTGAGCCTCGCGCTCGGCGCCGACTGGGAGCGCGATTACGAAGGCGATGATAGCGACCTTCCCGAGATCCTCGCCGAGATCGCCCGCTCGGCTGGAGAGGCTTTCATCGCCATGAGCGAAGAGGAGACGCGCGAGGCGCTCGCCAGTCTCTCCGATCTTCTGCCGGCGGAGCAAAAATCCTATGTCGCGGGCGCGCCGTCGCGCGCCGCCAAGCTGCTGCGCGCCGCGGCGCTTCGCGCCAAGGCCGGCCGACGCTTCTCGAGCGACAACGAGAAGTGCATCAAGGGCGCGATGGAACAGATCAAGTCGGCGCATGAGACGCTCGACAAAATGCTCTCGCAGGCTTCGGACGAAGACGAGGGTGAAGAAGAACAATCCGAATCCGACACGGATGCGGGCGCGTTGAAAGCGCTGACATGGCGCGAGCGCGACGTCGAGCTGCTGAGGCTCGCGAACACAGCCTGATCGCGCGACACGCCGATCGTCCCTGAAACATTGATCGCTCATCGGCCGCCCTGCGCGCTGTAGCGATGCTGCTTGCGAGAAGAGACATGAAGAAGATTCACGAGCTCCGGGCGGAGCGCGAGAAGGCCTATGACGCCTTCAAGGCGCACGCGTCAAAGAAGGACTTCACTGACGCCGACCAGCCGGAATACGACCGCCTGAAGGCAGAAGTTGAGAAGAAGGATGCTGAGATCAAGCGGGCCAAGGACGCACAGGCCCTCGCCGCATCGACCGCGCAACCGGCTCCAGGTCAGGAAATCAAGGTCCCGGCCGCAGTGGAAAACGACAAATACGTCAAGGATAAGTCTCTTGTCGTTGGCGGCATGATCAAAATGATGGTCAATGGAGGCGGAAATCTCTTCGCGTCTCGCCACGCCGCAAATGATATGTATGGGGAGCGTCATCCCGTCACGAAGGCCTTGATCACGGCGACGGGGTCGGCTGGCGGATTCATTGTCCCGCCGGATGTCGCAAGTGAGGTCATCGAACTCTTGCGCCCAAAGGCGCAGGTGCGTGCCGCCGGACCGCGCAACATGCCGATGCCGCGCGGAACCATGACGCTTCCTGGGCAAGCTTCGGCTGGATCGGCCTTCTATGGCTCTGAATCAAAGCCGATCACCAAATCTCAACCGGGCCTGCGCCAGATCGTGGCGAGCTACAAAAAGCTGACTGCACTCACCCCCGTCTCAAACGATATGATGCGCTATAGCGATCCAGCCGTGGACGCCTTCATCCGTGACGACATGGTGAAATATCTGGCGCTACGCGAGGATCTAGCGTTTCTTCTCGGCGACGGCACCCAGGATACGCCCCGTGGCTTTTTGTCGTTCGCTAATGGCTGGGTAATCGCTAATGGCGGAACTGCCGGCTCATGGAGCACATCGGCAAATTCCGTCATGGCGGTGAACGGCGCTGATCCGGCGAATAGCACAGGCGGTAATTTCATCACGTCCAACCCGAACTATACTTTGGCGACTGTCGCAGCCGAACTTGGCGGCGCTGTTAACCGCCTCGATACCGCCAACGTCGCCGAAGACAAGCGTGCATGGTTCATGCACCCGCGTTCGCGCAATTACCTCTTCAATGTTCAGAACAGCCTGGGCAATTACGTGTATCGTGAAGAGCTCATGAAGGGGACGCTTTTCACCTATCCTGTCTTCCGGACGACTCAGCTCGGCAACTCCTATTGGGACGCCACCGGCACGAACAAGGATTTGTCTTTCGTTTTCCTCGCCGAGATGACGGAAGCGATCGTGCTCGATTCGATGCAATTGCAGTTGGCTGTATCGCAGGACGGCACCTACATTGATGAAGCGGGCGCCTCGATCAACGCGTTCCAGTATGATCAGACGGTCATACGCGCCATTGCGGAGCATGACTTCCAGCTCCGTCACGACCAGTCCGTGGCCGTGATCCAGGGCGTGCGCTGGGCCCCTGCGATCTCCTGATCCTGACGAAACGGCGGCGGAGTAGCCGCTCCGCCGCTTCTCGCCACTCTTCCGAAAAGGCATCGAAAAATGTCGAGCATCGTTCTTCAGCGCGACGTCGCCTCTCTCGGCACGTTGCAGCGCCTCACCGCGCCATCGACAGCAACGGCCGCCAGCACAGGCGATTCCACCACGACCACCGGCGTCACCATCGACCGGGCCGGCTTCTCCTCCGGCGGCCTCGCCGGTGCGCTGGCCGCCGCCGTCATTTGGGGGGCGACCCTTGCGACCGGCAAAACGCTCTCCATCGGCTATGCGATTCAGGACAGCGCGGACGGGGTGAATTTCTCCGATTTCCAGACGGCGACTTATGCTGTCGTCGCGACCGGCTCGACCGCCGCGAGCGCCATGGCCGGATCGTTCGAGATCGGCGTCAATCTCCTCGATGCGCGCCGTTACGTCCGTCTCAACTACGCGGTCGATCTGTCCGCGACGCAGACCGACACGGCCGTTGGACAGGGCGCCGGCTTCTTCGCCGGTTTCGATCGCCTCCCGCAGTAAGCGCATCGGCAGCGGCGCTTACGCGCCGCTGCCTCTAAGAAGGTCGTTCATGTCAGAAGACATTGCTGTTCGCATGGAGCGCGCCCGTCAGCGCTCGGTCATGATTTGCACGCCTGTGGCGCGCAATCCTGTCTGGCAATATACGGCGAGTCTCGCCTCGACGCTGCTTTTGCTCAAGGAGCATGGCATCCGCGTCACCTTCCAATTTGTCGTCGGCTCCTCGGTGATTTGCAAGGCGCGCAACGAATTATGCGCGCATTTCCTGATGTCGGATTTCACCGATCTGCTTTTCATCGACGATGACATGCAATGGAGCCCTTCGGACGTTCTGCGCCTGCTCGGCTCCGATAAGCCGCTGATCGGCGGCGTCGGGCGCATGCGCATTCAAAAGCCCAACAGCGACCCCGCCGTTTGGTGTTGGCGCCCGAAACACGACAAAGGCGCATTGCGTCAGGACGATATGGGGGCCGTCGAGGCGCTCGGCTTCGGCGCCGCATTCATGCTCGTCAATCGCCGGGTGCTTCATGAGATGGCCCAGGCGCATCCGGAGTGGAAACGCCCTGGACCGGAGGACTGGTCTCAATCCCTCCGCGACGCTTATTTCGAGTTCTTTCGGCAAAACGAGGATGGCGTCCTCGGCGAAATCTCGGAAGACTATGTCTTTTGCAATCGCTGGCGCGCGCGCGGCGGCGAAATCTGGGTCGACCCGACGATCAAGCTCGGACACGTCGGCTCTTGGACATTCGCCGGAACGCTCGGCGAAACTCTTGTCGCGGGAGACACGCAATGAAGCTCGTCACCTTCACGCGCGACATGCGCCCGCACAGCGCCGGCGACACGCGCGTCGTTCCCGATGACGTCGCCGCGCGGCTCGTCGACGCGGGCGATGTTGAGCCCAATCCGCCGCCGTTCCCGGCGGGGGCTTCAGAGGCGCAGGAGCCGCGCGCCGAGCGCCAGACCTATCGCACGAAGCGCCGCTGACGCCGCGCCATAGGAGCCATCCATGACCGATCGCTATGCGGGCATGAGCCCCGATCTCAATAGCCCTTATGTCGGGGCGGCCGACGTGACGCCGAACGACTCTGAATCGATCGAAACGACGCGCGCGATCTACGTCGGGGGCGCTGGCGCCATCAAGGCGACCATGCAGGATGGGAGCGTCGCGACCTTCACCGCTGTTCCGGTCGGGACCGTGCTGAAAATCCGCGCCACGCTGATCTGGGCGACAGACACCACGGCGACAAACATCATCGCGCTCTACTGAGGCCCACATGAGCAGCAGCGTCATCCTGGGAACGGCGGACGGCAAGGAGGTCGTCGCCGCGATCGATCCAGCGACTTTCTCCGCGCCACTCGAGCGCGTGAGGTTGACGGCGGATTATCATCGTGCGCCGCCGCCTGGCTTCCCGGCGCTGGAGATCGGCCATCGCCTCGGAGCGATTATCGACGCGGGTGTGACGCTGCGCGTCACGGGGGCGGAAGCCGATGCGCTCATCGCGGCCGGCGCAGCGATTGCCATCGATCGCGCGCCCTCCGCCGCGCCGGCGGCCCCAGAGCCGCAAGCGCCGGATACGTCGGCCCCGCAAGAGCCCACGGCGGAAAAGCTGGAAGGCCGCCCCGGCTCCGCGAAGAAAAGCGCGCAGCGCGCCGCGCCTCCGACCCTCAAGGTTCCTTCCTGACGCCAAACTAAGGGGATGAAAATGTCTGCAACGGATTCGATTGCGCGGTTCAACGCCGCCGCTCAAGCGCATGGCATCGGCATGGCGCGGCTCCTCGACGCGCTCAAGGAAAAAGACGCCGAGCTTGCGAAGTCCAAGGCCGATGCCGCCGCCGCCGAGAAAGAGCGCGACGATGCGGTGAATCAGCTCTCCGATTATCTGGAAAAATCGACTGGGGATATCGACGCGGTGATTGGCCCGGCCCCGGCGGCGTCTGGCGCCGCCGACGCTCCCGCCACGAAGAGCGCCTAAGCGCAATGTATTACGGCGCGCCTGCGCGGTTCACGACCGTTTCGACGATCGTGTCCGCCGCGAAAAGTCACGACCTGACGACGCTTGCGACGGTCAAGGAGGAACTCGGGCTCACGACGCCGGACGCAAGCCGCGACAGGGTTCTGGCGCGCTACATCGCCGCCGGCTCTACGGCGATCGCGAATTACTGCAATCGCGTCTTCGCAGTCGAGACGGTTCAGGATCAATTCTATCCGCGGCGCGACCCGCCAATGCGCATTGCGACCGGCGGCGTCGACCCGATCCAGCTCACGCGATGGCCTCTCGTCTCGATTTCGTCGCTGACCGAAAACGGCCGCTCGCTCACAGAGAACGCGGATTACATCGCCAATTGCGATCTGGCGCAGCTCACGCGCTACGACGTGAATAACTACCTGATCCCGTGGGATGAATGGCAGATCGTCGTCCAATACAAGGCGGGCTATGAGAGCATCCCGGCGGAGCTCGAGGACGCCTGTATCAACTATGTGAAGTTCCGCCATTTCTCACGCACGCGCGACCCAGGCGTCAAAGAGGAAAATGTCCAGGGCGTCTATTCGGCGCAGTATCTTTGGGGAACGGGGCCTGGCGGTACCGGCGACCTCCCTGCGCAAGTCGCCGACGCCGTCAAGCGCTATCGCGTTCCCGTCATCGCCTGAGGCCCAGCATGAACCAACCCGGCCCTTTCCAGCTCACGCTCAACGGCTCTGCCTTCCAAATCGTCGGGCCCGGAGTCTATGTCGGCGACGTCGTCTCCGGTCTCGACGGCGTTCAGGCCGCGAACTTTCAGGCGCAGTTCAGCTATGGCAGCGGTGGGACGAGCGTCACCGCCTATCTCCAGACGTCGCTCGACCAGGGGCAGAACTGGGTGGACGTCGCCGCGATTCAGTTCATAACCGCCGGCGGAACCGAGATCGTCAACCTCTCCGGCCTAACGCCGAAGACGACTCCCGTCGCGCCCACCAGCCAGGGGCTGGCGCCGGGCCAGACGGTCGACGGCGTTCTCGGCGATCGCTTCCGCGCGGTCGTCGTCGTCGTGGGGACCTATGGCAACAGTTCGCTCCTCAATATCACGGGCTGCGCGCGCTGATGGTCGATCCTGCCATGCAAGCCGCTTACCGCCGCGCCCTCGCGCGCACGGGCGAGACGGTGACGGTCCAGCGCGTGAGCGGCACGGCGCCGCGGACGGCGACCTTCTCGGCGAGCGTCAAAGCGAATGTGCAATCCTATGCGCCGGAGACGAATGAAGTCTCTGAGGGGGGCTATGGATCGTCGCAGATCGGCGCAACCACCCAAAGCCAGCGCAAGGTCATTGTCGTCGCTGAGGACCTCGCCGCCGCACGCTTTCCGCTGCCGGTGCAAAAGAACGATCGCGTGATGCTCGCCGATGGCACGAAATGCAATGTGACCGGCGTCGACGCGCATAAGCGTCAGCTCGCGGGCGCGATCGAGCTGACCGTCGTCGAGGTGCAATAGCGTGTTCAAGATCGAGGGAAATATCGACAATGTCGTCGCCCGCATCGAGAAGATTAGCCCAGATGCGCACGCCAATCTCGAAAAGACGGTCGATAATCTCAAGGACCGTCTTGTCATTGAGGTAAAGGCGCGCACCCCTGTCCGCTCCGGCGCGCTGCGGGCAAGTATCGTCGGAGAGCTGCATCCTGGGGCTACAGGCGTTTCAGGGCAGGTCAGCGCTAACCCGACCGGCGGCGAGTCGAAAGGCTCGCGCCGCTGGTATTATGCAATCTGGGTCGAATATGGCGCGCATATCCCGGCGCATAAAATCGTCCCGAGCGTCGCTCAGGTCCTCGCCATTCATCAGGCCGATGGCAAGACGATCTTCGCCAAATCGGTCATGACCAAGCCGGCCGATCTTAGGGCGCAACAGCCGATCCATGGCGCCTTCAAGGAGATGCGCAAGGAGATCCTCTCCGATCTTCGAAAAGCGGTGGAGGAAGCGCTGTAATGACGGCGACGCGAGAGCAGATCATTTCCGCGCTTCTTCAGAAGTTCGCGGCGAGCGGTGCGTTCAAGACGGTTGGGCGGCGCAATCGCGACCCGAATGAATCGGTCCCGCTCGAGCAGCTGCCGATGGTGATGCTCGTCAAGAAGTCGGAGAAATTCGAGAGGCCGTCGCCGAATCTGCCGCCGAAGCGCACGCTGAACATGGTCGCGTTCGTCTATACAGGCGTCGCGCCGGAGGATGAAAACGCCATTCCGGAAGCGCCGCTCAATGACAGCATGGAGGCGATCGACGCCGCGCTGGCGCCGGACGATGTGATGCAGAACAGATGCACGCTCGGCGGTCTCGTCTTCTCGGCGATGATCGACGGTGAATCGGTCGTTGGGCAGGACGCGAACAGCGGCAGGTCCGTCCAGGTCGTTCCGATCTCCATCCTCATTCCCTGATTTTTCGCAAACATGAAGGAGGCGCCGGACCGCGCGCGAGCGCGGGTTGGCGAAAGCGCATGAGCACGACCCCCCCGCCGATCCTGACAAGCGCCACCGAGGCGCCGGCCGCCGAGGCCGCGACCGAAGCGCCCGCGGCGCTGCCAGATCGCGGCCCGTCGTCAGCCGCCGCGATCGTCGACGTGTGGTTCAACGCAACCTTCCCCGGCACTGCGATCGGCGGCGTCACGGAAAATTGGAATTTTCTTCACGCGGCGAAGGAAGACTTGAAGCGCCGCCTCCGCGCAAAGGAGTAATCAGAGATGCTCAACGCATTCGGGCCCGGAATTCTTAAGATCACGCGAAACGACATCGCGAACGCGACGCCGATCGATATCGGCTACGCCAACGAATTCTCATTCGATTTCGCCGGCAACATCAAGGAGCTATTTGGGCAGAACCAATATCCGCTCGACGTCGCGCGCGGCACGGTGAAGATCACCGGCAAGGCGAAGGCGGCGGTCATGTCGGGGATCGCCTGGAATAGCGCCTTTTTTGGCGAGAATTTCCAGAGCGGCGGAATCAAGTGGAACCCCGGAGAGGCTCATAGCGTGCCGGCGGAGAGCACTTATACGGTGACGGTTACGAACAGCGCTACCTTTGAGCAAGATTTGGGCGTCGTCTATGCGGAGACGGGTCTCCCGCTCATAAAGGTCGCGGCCGTCACGGAGATCGGCCAATATTCTGTCTCCGCTGGCGTCTACACCTTCTTCAGCGACGACGCGAGCGCGAATGTGCTGGTCAGCTACACGTCGACCGTCACGACCGGTCAGACCTTGCCGATCACCAACCATCTCCTCGGCTATTCGCCGACCTTCCAGCTCGATTATTACACATCGCGCAACAACAAGGCGTTTATCGCGCGCTTCTACAAATGCGTCGCGCCGAAGATTTCGATTGCGGCGAAGCTCGAAGACTTCTCTATGCCGGAGTTCGACATCTCGATGTTCGCCAGCCCTGCCGGAAGTGTCGGCATGCTCGTTTATCCCGAAGTTTCGTAAGGAGGTCGAATGCGCCCCGACCATATCGAGATCGCCTTCGGCGGTCGGAAATTCACGATTCAACCGCTCACGATCGGGCAAATTCGCAAGATCGAAAAGGCGATTACCATTCCTCAAGGAGAAGCGCGGGACATTCCCTTTATAGTCATCGGTATCGCGCTCAGTCGCCACTACAGCGAGGTGGCGGTCGATGATCTTGAAAGCGATGCTGATGAGATCGTCGCGAACTTCAACGCCATTCTCCAGCTCGGCGGCTTCAAGAAGGCGTCGCCGGGGGAAGGCGCGGGAGCGCCAACTCCGAACGCAACTGGCGAATGATCTACGGCCGCCTTCTGGCGGCCGGCCGATCTTATGAGCAAATCGACGACATGTGCATGGCCGACGTCGAGATGATCTTCGATCATTGGCGAGACTATCCGACCGCAGACATGCTGTTGCGCGCCTTTTTCGACGTGAAGCCGCCGCCGGACTATGACGCGCCGCCGCCAGAAGGATGTCTGTCGATCGCGGAGCTGCGTGTCTTCGCGCACAAGCACCGGCATCTCGCCGGGCGAAAGGACTAACGATGTCTGGCGATAGCGCTGTCAAAGTTGTTTTCGGCGCGGATGCGACGGGTCTCGACTCCGCCGTCGCCGTCGCGAAGGCGCGCCTCCAGCAATTCAATTCCGAGGTGCGCAGCCTTGCGAAAGAGGCCGCCTCCGCCGGCGGCGCGACGAACGACAATCTCGCCGCGGCGCTGAAGGAAGCGACGGCCAACGCGGCGTCGGCGCAGCGCGAGGTAAATTCGCTGGCGCGCGCCGTGAAGGAAAGCAAGGGCGCGTTCGACGAGCACACGAAATCCGTTGGCGTCAACCGCATCCAGCAGATGGAGGCGATGCACGTCGCCAAGGCGCTCGCCGATGAAATCGCGGCGGGTCAGAGCCCTCTTCGCGCTTTGGCCATGGAGGCCGGACGCATTGGCGAGATTTTCGCCATGGGCATTCCGAAGATCAGCCCTTTCGCGGCGATTGCGACAGGCGCCGGCGTCGCGGCCGGCGCCATCGCCTTGCTCGCCTTTCAGGCGCGTAAATCGTCGATCGAGATCGAGTCCCTCTCCAAGGCGATGAACTTTTCCGGCATCTCCGGGGCGTCATCGGCGGAAATCGAAAAGCTCACGAAATCGGTCCGCAGCATAAAAAACACGGAAAGCATGTGGTCCGGCGTCTGGGACTATATGGCCCAGATCAGCACGGAAGACGCAAACAAGATCGTCAGCGCATTTGCGACGATGCGGAACGGCTCGACCCAGCTGATGGGCGAGATCGTCCCGCTCATCTCCGAATATGCCGCCGCGACGCGCAATGAGATTCCCAAGGCGTCCGAAATTCTCATCAAGGCCTTCGAAGATCCGCTCAATCAAGGCGAGAAGCTGAAAGAGATTTTCCCCAACGTCACATCCGCCCAGCGGCGGTTTTACGAGGAAGCGGCGAGAAGCGGGAATATCGTCGAGGCGCAAAACGCACTCCTGAAGATCCTGTCCGATGCGCTCGGCAAGGGTGCGGCGGCGAGCATAGCGGCAGCAGAGGCGGCGCTGCGCGACAAGCAGGCGCAGCTCGAGCGCAAAGAGGCCTATGCCGCGGCGCTGGACTCGTCGATCAAGGCGGCGGCCGGGGCGGATCATTCCATTGGCGTGCTCAAGGTCGAAATTGCGACGCTCGAAAGAGAGCTTGCGGCGCTGCGGGCGAACGACGCTGCACGCATTGCGTCTGTTCCGACGATCCAGCAATGGGGGCGCGCCCTAGAAGAGGCGATCAAGAGCGCCGGCGGCGATAAGCTCGACGAGCTGACCGGGAAGCTCCAAAAGCTTCAGGGCGCCATGAAGGGGGTCTCGGAGGCCTCCGGCGCCGGCGAGGGTCCGCTGGGCGGTTGGTGGACGAAGGAGCGCCAGAGCCACGCCATCGATCGCCTGCAAAAGGAGGCCGGGTTGTCCCAGTGGGGCGCATCCGGCCTTGTGGCGCGCTGGGGAGGCGTAGAGGCCGGCGGCGGCCCGGCCAGCGTTAATCCTGACTCCGGGGCTTTCGGCATCGGCCAGTGGCTCGGCGGTCGCGAAAAGGGCATCCTTGGCAATACCGATTTCGATGCGCAGATCTCGCACGCCGTCGCCGAGCTGAATGGCGCGGAGAAGGCGGCTGGAGACGCCTTGCGTAAGGCGTCAAATGCCTCTGACGCCGCGCGCGGCGCGTCCATGTTCGAGCGCGCGGAAGGTTACAGCAAGGCGACCGGTGAGGATAATTTTACGGCGAAAACACCGGTTCGGAGGGTCTATGCGGAGAAGTTCGGCGGAGTCGACGAGAACCAATTGTCGCGCGCCAGTGAGGCGGCGGCCTCGCTCAAAGATCAAATCCTATCCGTGAAGCAGGCCCGGGAAGGCGGCACTGAAATCGACAAGGCCGAACTGGCCAATCTGCAATCGCAGCTCGCCGGAAAACGTGATGAGCTCCAAGAGCAGGAGCGCGTTGTCGAGGGCATCCAAAAGCAGCTCGATCTCACCTCGTCGACCGCCGAGCGGACGAAGCTGCAGGTGCAGCTCGATTCCGCGCGCCTGGCGCTCGCGGACAGGCAGGCGGCGGCGAAGCGCGCCGAGCTGCAATTGGAGGTCGGGCGCGCGGAGAGTGGGGCGCCGGAGAACCGGCGCGACACAAAGGTTGCGCTCGCTGAGTTCGATATGTCCCGCTACGCCGAGGACACGGCGCAATACAAGCAGGCGCTCGCGCAAAAGGAAGCGGCGCATCGGGCGTATGAGCAAGAGCAGCAGCAGGCCACGCGAGTCGAGATCGATGGCGAGCTTGCGGCGCTTGGCAAGAGCCTGTCGCAAAAACAGACGCTCTACGATGAAGAGACGAAACTAAAGCTCATCTCCGAAGACAAAAAGCTCGAGATGACCCGCGCGGCCCTCAACGAGGAATATGCGGCCGAAATGGCGCTCCTGCAAAAGGAGCTGGCGCTGAACAATCAGAAGCCGCAGCAGATCCAGGCGGTCAACAACAAGATCAGGGCGCTCGAAGAAAAGCACGCCGACGATCTCGAAAAGGTCAACCGGCAGGGCGTCGAGAGAATGGTGCAGCCGTGGCATCAACTCATCGACCAAATATCGTCGAGCTTCTCCGGATCGGTCATGGGCCTCCTCGAAGGCACAAAGAAATTCTCCGACGCCGTGCGCGACATGGCCCGCACGGTCATTCAGCACTTCGTCCAGATGGGCGTGCAGGCTGTCGCCGACTGGGCCAAGGGCATCGCCACGCAAGTCGCGCTGACGATCTCCGGGCAGCAGCTCCAGACGGCGGCCGTCGGCGCCGGCATTGCGGAGCGCGCAGGGCTGGAAGCTGGTGGGGCGGCGGTGAGCATTGCGACCAAGGCGACATCGGTAATTAAGGCATTAGCTCAGGATGCAGCGGAGGTCTTCGGGGGCGTTTTTGCATTCCTTGCTCCAATCATGGGTCCGGCTGCGGCCGCCCCGGCCGGCGCTGCCGCAGCGACCGTAGCTGCCGCCAAATTCGAAACCGGAAGCTGGTATATACCGCATACGGGTTTGGCGGTGCTGCACGAAGGTGAAGGCGTTCTGACGGCGGGGCAAAACGCGCGCCTGCACAACTTCATGGGTTATATCGAGAAGGGTGGCGCCGGCGGCGGCAATACGTTCCATGTCCGTCCCCAGGTGAATTTCAATGTCTCCGCTGCCGATCATCGTGACGTCGCGAGATGGCTCAACGGCTCGGGTCGCGATGTCATGAAGACGATCGAAAAGCAGGTGCGGCTCGGCTCGCATCTCGGCATGAAAGGACTCGGCCCGGCGTGAACGCCCTTCCGAGGTTTCCTGATCTTCCCGGCCTGTCCTGGCCGGTGAAGAAAACGCCGCTCGCCGGCGCGACAAGAACGGTGAAGGCCGCCTCCGGCCGCATGGCGCGTATGGCGCTGTGGCGATATCCGCTGTTCGAATTCGAGCTGACCTTCGATGCGCTTTGCTCCAGCGATCAGCGCCCGTCGCTCTACGCCTATTCGGCGCAGATGCTCGAAGGATTTTTCCTGCAAATGCAGGGCTCCTATGGCGTCTTTGCCTTCGAGGACAAGACGAGCTCATATCAGGAGGGCGCAGCGCTCGGCATCGGCGACGGGGCAACTACGACATTCGCGGCCGCCCGAAATGTCGGCGCCTATGCAGGGCCCGCCGATTACGTGCTCAATGTCGCCGCCGTCTACGTCAACGGCGTGGCGGTGGCGAATTGGAGCCTGAGCCTTCCGAGCAGCATTGTCTTCGCATCTCCCCCGGCCTCGCGCGCGGTCATCACGATGGATTTCTGGTGGGCCTATATGTGCACATTCGCCGATGATCAGGCCGAGTTCGACCAGATCATGTTTGACATCTGGCAGGCGCAGAGCCTGAAGCTGCGAAGTGTGAGGCCCTCGTGAAAGCGGCGTCGAACGCGCTCAAAGCCTTCCTGGCGGCGCAGCAGGCGGCGGCTGATTCTATCGTCGCTGCCGCCGAGCTCTACACATTCACGCTCGCGAGCGGGACGGTGCTGCGCTACACGGGCGCCGACGTCGATATTTCCTACGGGGGAAATGTCTATTCCGCCTCCGGACCGCTTGTCGACGGGCTGCGCTACAACGCCACAATCGGCCTCAACGTCGATCAACAGGAAATCACGATCGCGGCGCTGCCGAGCGTCACAGTGAATGGCGCGCCCTTCATGCAGGCGCTCCAGGACGGCGCGTTCGATCTCTGCCAGGTCCAGCGCGACCGGGTCTTCTTTTCCGACTATGTGGGCGGCACGCTCGTCGGCGGCGTGACGCTGTTCAAGGGGCGCTTTCTGAATATTGAGGCTGGGCGCCTCGAGGCGCGCGTCACGGTCGCGAACAGTCTCGTCGTGTTGCAGCAGAACATGCCGCGGCGGACCTTCGCGCCGACCTGCCAGCATGTTCTTTACGATTCCGGATGCGGGCTCAATAAGGCGTCCTTCGCCACGGCGGCGACGGTCGGCGCCGGCTCGACGCAGCAATCGCTTGTCACCGCGGCCGCGCAGTTCCTGCATGCTGGCGGCTATGTCGAATTCACCTCAGGCGCGAACGCCGGCGTCATCGCGACGATCAAGAACGCCAACGCCGGCTCGAATCTCTGGCTGATGTTTCCGCTTCCGGAGCCGATCGTGGTCGGCGACGCCTTTACGATCTATCTCGGCTGCGATCACAGCGAGGCGACGTGCGTGAACACGTTCAATAATCTCGCGAACTTTTTGGGCTTCCCGAAAATCCCCAACCCGCAAACGGCGATATGACCACATCGGATTTGCGCCAAAAGATCGTTGCGGAAGCGCGGTCCTGGCTCGACACGCCCTACCACCATGCCGCCGATGTGAAGGGCGTCGGGGTGGATTGTGCCATGCTTCTCCTGCGCGTCTATGTCGATCTCGGCCTCGCCGAGCCTTTCGACCCGCGCCCCTATCCGCACGATTGGCATTTGCACCGCGACGAAGAGCGTTACGCCGATGCGTTGCTCTCCCGCGCGCATCGCGTCGAAGCGCCGCTGCCCGGCGACGCCGTCATCTTTCGCGTCGGGCGCTGCTACTCGCACGGCGCCATCGTGACGCGCGCGGAGCCGCTGACGATCGTCCACGCTGTGCTGCAATATGGCAGGGTGGTGGAAGAAGAGATAGCGACGTCCGTAGACCTCTTCGAGCGGCTGAAGACGGCGATCATCGCCTCCGTCGTCGAGGACGCGCATTGAGCCTGCTGCGCTCCCCGCACGCGTCGACGCAGTCGTCGGCCGTGTATCCGCAATATACCGGCATCCAGCTGCCGACCTCGGCGAATTCGCTTCCAATCCCGATCGTTTATGGGCTTTCGAAGCTCGGACTCAACATCATCTACTATGCCAATTTTCTCACATGGCCGATTTACCAGGCGCAGCAGAAAGCGGGTAAGGGCGGTGGAATTTTCGGCGGTGGCGGTGGTGGTAGCACCCAGCTGCAGATCGTCGGCTATTACTACACCGCCGACCTACAAATGGCGCTTTGCGAGGGGCCGATTACGGGCATCGGTCAGGTCTTCGTTGGACAGAGCCAGTATATCTATGGCTTCGGCTCGCCCAATCCGCTCGGCCTGACGTTGCCGATCTGGCCCCAGGTGACAAGCCTTTTCACCGGAACGTCAACGCAGGCCGCTTGGTCCTATCTCGGCAGCGGCGGCAATCCGCTCTCCAGCTCGGCGATCCCCTATCGCGGGGTCGCCTATCTCGCCGCAGCGCTATTCAATCTCGGGGAGTCGGCGAGCGTCGGCTCGCTGCAATTCGAGGTCGCGGGACGCTTTTACGGAACTGGAGCCAATGGGATCGACGCCGACCCGGCGCTCGTCATTCAGGATTTCCTCACCAATCCACAATATGGCGCGGGCTTTCCGGCGGAAGAGCTCGATGCGGCGACGTTGCTTGGTGCGAGCGGCGACTCCTCGACGCAGACCTATTGTCGAGCCCTCAGCCTTTGCTTCTCGCCGCAGGTGGTCCAGCAAGAGCCGGCGAACACGATCCTGACGCGCTGGATGCAGCTGCTGAACCTCGGGCCTTTCTTCTCTGGAGGACTGCTCAAGATCGTCCCTTACGGGGATATGAACATCTTCGGCGTGGACGGCACGCAGTGGGTCGCACCCATTGTCCCCGTCGCTTATCTCGACGACAATGTCTTCATCTACAAGGACGGCGAAGACCCTGTCCTAATCGATCGCGTCGATCCTTTCGCGCTGCCGACCGTCCAGCCTGTAGAGGTGCTCAACCGGGCGGGCGTCAATGTGTCGACAGCGCTCGTCGTCGAGCAGGTCAATGACCAGATCGCGGCGCTGACGGCGCTGGCGGGCCGCGGTGGCGGCGGCTCTCTGCCGCAGCCGCAGGGCCAGCCGCAATATAATCCGACGCCCGTCTATGCGCGCGATCTCGCAGCGTCGCAATCGATCGGACTCCGTGTCGCATCGACGATCACCGCGCATGAAATATGCGATCTCAATGTCGCGTCGATCATCGCGCAGATCGCCCTTCAACGCGCGCTCTATATCCGAAAGACTTACAAATTCACGCTCGACTGGCGTTATTGCCTTCTCGATCCGATGGACATTGTAGCGCTGACGGACCCTGACCTCGGCCTTAATCAGGAGCTCGTCCGCATCACGGAGATTCATGAAAAAGACGATGGCACACTTGATTTCATCGCCGAGCAATTTACGCAAGGCGTATCGACGCCAGGCGTCAACATCACCTCGGGCACCAATACGGGCGCCGCCAATGCGGCGGTCCCCGCAGAGCCGGTCAATTCGGTCCTGATTTATGAGCCGCCCCTCGCGGCTTCGAATGGCGTCGCGCAAATATGGCTCGGCGCATCAGGAGGCATTGGCGGCGTGCCTGATCCGAATTGGGGAGGCGCCTATGTGTGGGCGTCTCTCGATGGGTCGAGCTACTCGCAGATCGGGCGCATCGACGGCGCCATGCCGTCTGGCGTTTTGTCGGCGAATTTCCCGAACGCCAGCGGCTGGGACACGGGCCATGCGCTGTCCGTCAATCTATCGCAGAGCGGCCAGCCTCTATCATCGACCTCCGCCATAAACGCCCAGGCGGGCGCGGCGAATCTCGCGCTCCTCGGCGGATCAAATGGCGAGCTCGTCGCCTTCGAGACGGCGACGCTGACCGGCGCAAACGCCTATAATCTCACCAACATCCAGCGCGGACTTTACGGGACGACGCCGGCCGCGTGGGCGACGGGATCGGCTTTCTCGCAGCTCTCCAATATCGCGCACATGGACCTGCCGGCCCAATATGTCGGGCGGACGATCTATTTCAAGTTTCAGAGCTTCAACCGCTATGGCGGCGGCGTGCAGGATTTGTCGACCTGCGCCGTCTTCACCTATTCGGCGAGCGGAAACGGCTATCAGGAGTCCAACCCCTCCACGACCGTATCCGCGTCCGGAGCGTCGGTCATTGTGCCGCTCACCCTGCCGGCGAACAGCTACATCACCAACGTCACCGTCAAAAATCTGACGGCCGTCTCCGGACCCACCTTATACAACGTCGACCCGCAATATACGCCGCTCGGCGCCGCTGGCCCGACGAGCGGGACATGGGGCAACAATGGCGTCGGGAACGGAGCGACCAACAGCATGCCCATGAGCAATCAGCTCTGGAGCGCGCCCACGGAGCTTGTGCTCACACCGATCGGCGGCAGCTTCAGCGGCGGCACGGTGCAAGTCTCCATCACCTACATCACAATCTAATACGAGGCAAAAAATGGCCAATACGCTTCGCGGGCTCGCGCTCGCGCTGATTTTGCTCGTGCTATCCCCTGCTATGGCGATGGCCGATAATGTGCACTATCAGATTTGGACCGTCCGCTTTAACGGAAACTATTCGACGGGAATTCCGATCCCTGGCGCGTCCACGACCGTTTATCAGCGCGGGACGACGACAAAAGCATCGCTATACGACGCGAGCGGCAACGCCATATCGAATCCGTTCATATCGGACGCGAACGCGATTGCCGGCTTTTGGGCTGCGGGCGGGGCGAGCTACGACGTCGTTTGGAGCTCAGGAGCCTACATTTCTCCGACGATCCAGCCATCGCCGATTATCTCAGCACGAAGCAACACATACAGCGTCCTCGATTTCGGCGCGTCATGCTCGTCTTCGTCCTTAGATGATGGCGTTGGACTTGCGAACGCGGCTGCGGCTAATGCCTTGCGCATCCCTGATGGCGCGAGCTGCTACATCAATGCCAACACGGCGCTGACGGCGCCTGCGTTGCGCGTTGGACTCGGCTCAAAAATTTATGTCGGCAGCGGCGTCACATTGACCATCAATGCGATGGTCGACGCTAAGATGGCGTCTCAGATTTTCTACGCGACTGGAGCCAACAATGGGACGATGGGCTCCGGGAAGATTGTTCTTGGCGTCTCGCAAGACGTGCTGCCCGAATGGTGGGGCGCGAAAGGAGACAGCACCACAATCAACAATGTGCCGTGGCAGCAGGCGGCCAACGCCATCAGCGGCTCGATCGGCGGCACGCTGCGCGTGCTGCGCGGCCAGTATAAATTCGATTGTTCGTCTGGCGACGCTGTGACGGTCACGGGGGCTTACCCGATCAACATCATCGGCCTGAGCCAGGACAATTCGATCTTGCGGCCGACGACGAACTGCGCCGGGAACGCCATCCTGTCGATCAATCCGTCAGGCAACAACGGCGAGATCGCCAATCTCCAGTTCAATGGCGCCGCGCTCGGGATCGGCGACAAGACGCACACATGGACCGCTCTCAAATGCCTGCGCTGCGGCGTCGACGCGATCCACGATATCTACGCCTTCAAGGTCGGGATAGGCATCGACCTTCAGTTTTACAAATCTGGAAACGTCTACAACACCAACATCCAATACGCCGCGAAATACTGCTACAATCTCGGAGGCAGTTCGTTGGCGAATGGCGGCGCCATCGTCGTCAGTTCTCTGAACATGGAGAACTCGCAGTGCGCCACGATCGGCAGTCAGGCGACGAGCTTTCACATCGGCTCCGGCACATCGGAAGTGCAGTTCCGGAGAACGTATGTCGCGGGGTCTGGCGATAACACGGATTGGGCCAGCGTCGGCATCCTGATCGATAATCTGGCGACCAGCGGGTATGTCCCCGGGGGGCTGCGGTTCTTTGCGCCAAACATCGATCGGCATGCTCGCAACGTCTATATCACGGCCGGATGGAACGTCGAACTTCATGGCGGCGAGTTCGGCCAGAACTCCATCGGGAATATTGTTGCGGACGCGGGCGCCAATGGCGTTGCTACTGTTCGAAACCTCCGCGTCTACGATTCTCAGGTGAGGCCCGGCGGGCAGCACGTTATTGACTTTATCAAGGCCGCGGACCTCCTCGTCCAAGGCTCTGTGATCTTCGACGCAGGCGGCGGCGGCACTGGTGCTCTAACGCCCAACACTTATTCCAGCATCCACGTCGGTTCTGCCGCGATCGGAACGGTTGACATTGAAGATAACGAAATGTGCGCGCCCTTCGGCGAGTCTGTCTCGAACCGCTCGAAATACGCGCTCCAACTCGACGCAGGGGCGCTTACGCCAACAACGGACGGATACAGCATCCTTCGCCCGGGCGCCCTGACGGTCAAGGGCAACCACTGGTGCGGGATGACGGAGGAGCTGAATGACGGCTCCACGCCGACGACCAAGAACATCCAGGAGTGGTTTAAGTCGCAGACGGTCTCGGCCGTTAATGAGATCGACTTCACGGCGCTGCCGACCGCCTATCGGGATTTCCGGCTGGAATGCTCCGGGCTGACGTTCTCGGCCGCCAACAAGCCGTCGATCCAGACAGGCCAGGGCGCGACGCCGACGTGGAACACGACCGGCTACACGACGCAGCTAGCCGGCTACTCGTCGACAGGGACCGGAGCGCAGATCGCTTTTTCCAACACATCGACGACGGGGCTTTGGTTGGGGGTCAACCAGCTACCGGCGAATTCCACCTTCCCGCTGTCGTTCACGATGTGGCTTCGCAACCACAACTCGACGTCGCAATACAAAACCTTGGAGCTGGTAAGCTCGAGCATGGAGTCGAGCGCCAATAATTATGAAACTGTGCGCGGCCATGGCGCCTATCTGACCGACACAAACGCCATCACGGCGCTGCGGATCATTCCGCAATCCGGAACCGAGTCCGGATCGTGCTCGCTCACCGGCTACGCGATGCAAGGCGGCTAGCAATTCTTGATCAATCGCGCGCGCATCTCGTGCGCGGCCTTTCCGAAGGATTCCAATCATGCAAATGAGCGCACAAGGCCGCGCGCTGCTGATCCAGCGCGAGGGCTTCAGGACGAAGGCCTATCGAGACACGGTCGGCGTCTGGACGATCGGCGTCGGACACACCTCGGCGGCCGGCGCGCCGCAGGTGACGCCTGGCCTCGTCATCACCAAAGCGCAGGTCGATGAAATCCTTTCGCGCGATCTGCGGAAATATGAATTCGCCGTTTCGCATGCGGTGACCACGCCGTTGACGCAGGGCCAGTTCGATGCGCTCGTGTCGCTCTGCTTCAACATCGGCTGCGACGCCTTTCGCGCATCGACGATCGTTCGGCGCCTGAACATCCTGAACTATCGCGGGGCGGCGGACGCGTTCCTCATGTGGAACAAGCCGGATGAGATCATGGACCGCCGCCGGGCCGAGCGCTCGCAGTTCCTCGCCGCGACGCCTCCGAACGCGCTGGGCTACCCAGTGTATTTCGTTGACGAAAATCTGCACGAGCAAGAGTCGGTCACGGAAGATTACCTGCGTGCATCCGGTGCGCGTGTGGCTCGCGGCGGGCGTGGAATGAGACTCGTCGCCTCGCTCGGCGCTCTCGTCGCGCTGTTCGTCGCCGCGCGCATCATCACAAATAACGCAGCAGACGGCGGCTGGAATCCGTTCCAGTGAGCTATCGCCTCCACTGCGTCGCGCCGTGATTTCTCAATAGCAAAAAGGCACGCATGAAAAAGTTCGCGCTCTCGCGCGCGCTGGCGCTTGCGCTCGTTTCGACGCCAGCGCGCGCGCGGATTTCCTCGGCGATCTCTTCGGCGGCTCTTGGCTGGCGCTCGCGCGCGGCAATTTTGCTTCGGTCGCGCGGCGCTTCGTTGGGCGTGGGAACTTCACCGGCTTCCGGGGCCCATGGTGTGGGGTCTACGTCTCGACGGGCGGGACATGCGGCGTCGGAGGCAATGAGCATGGCCGCGTCGCCTATCGCTGTGGGCGCTCGATGCGCGGCGTCATCGCTGTGCGGGCGCTGGAATAGACATTGGGAATAAGAGAGATGCTCTTCGGTGACTGGCGGGATACGCGCGCTGCGCTTGAAAAGGCCTTCGAGAAAATTGGCGAGAAGCCAACCGAGACTGGCTACCCGAAACGAGACTGGGACCTCGTTTCCGAGGCGATCGGCGCCTATCGCGAAGCGCAGGCATACACGTGCATAGAATGCAAAAGCACGGTCGCCTACGGAACAGAAATTAGGTGTCTGGATTGCAAGGCGACGCTCTGTGAGGTCTGCGCGCCGCGCCATTTCTGGCCGAATGGCCGCCCAAAGTCCTGACCGGCGTGTGCCGCCTAACTCCGCATCTGCGGGCGCGCGTGCTGATCTACTTCATTTGCGGATGGTCGCCGCGCGACGCGCTGATCCATCTCTACTGCCAGGGCGTGCGCATGACGCGCGCCGACTATCTCTCCGTCATCCGCGCCTATTGCGATTCTCAGGACGAGACGCGGGAAATTCGAAAGGCCAAGTCATGACAGGCTTGTCGCCGCGCATCATCGCGCCGTGGCTGATCATCATCGCCGCATGCGCGCTCGCCGTGTGGATCTGGCTCGAGATGATCTGCGAGAGGGACAGGCCATGGAGGTTCGGCGACCGGCCGCGGCGCCCCGCGTCGCCCGAGAGCCAAGTTGCGGGGCTCATCGTGTTTCTCACGATCATTCTCGCGGCGAAAGACCTTGGCGGTTGGGGATAGCCGACCCCGAGGGCTGCATATTCGCGGTCGCGGCGACGCTGCTTGCGACCATGCTTTTCGGCGCTGCGATCGTCGCGGTGCTGTTTTGACGCGCCCGGCGCTCTCCGGGCAATAGGAGAAAATCTCATGTTGAAAAAGCTCGTCGTCGCGGCGGGGGCGATTGCGTTCGTCGCGGTCTGCCTCCTCGCGCCGATCGCCTATGCTGCCGCCGCTGTGGCCCCGCCTTCGGACGCTCCCGCCTCGACGCATGTCATCGTCCCGTGGGGTGAATGGGTTGCCGGCTGGATCGGCTCGATCACCGTCGACGGCGTTATCGGCTGGGCGACTTGGCTCGCCACGCGCCTCGGCGTCCCGTGGGTCAAAAACATCCTGATCAACGACGCGGTCGAGCGCGCGATTGGATCTGGCATCGCGACCGTTAAGGGCGCCGTTGGAACCGAAACGCTCGATGTGAAGGTCGCCAATGACGTCGCGGCGGCGGCGCTCTCCTACCTCGTCAGCCATGAGCCGGTCATCGCCAAATGGCTCGGCGACACGATCGGCCCGCGCATCCTGGCGCAGCTCGGCGCAATGCGTCTCGCGCCCGCCGAAGCGCTCGCGCCGCCAGCGGCCTGATCTCGCGCGGCGCGCTCAGTCCTCGCCTGTCCGCGCGCGGCGGTTCCGCGCAATCCAAAAAAGAAGGATGAGCCAAAATGGCATCTGTCGAAAGCACGTCTGACGAACGGACCATCAATAATACGATGCGCCATCAATATCGTGTCCTGAGCGACGCGGAAAAAGCGAACATGCAGAAGATCAAGGACATGGGCCTTGATTTCCATGAGTTCGTTTCGGGGCTGGGTAACAGCCGCGAGCTCTCTGTCGCGAAAACCAAGATCGAAGAAGCGGTCATGTGGGCCGTTAAGCACATTACCGCCTGACCTCTCACGCGCGGCGCTCTCGTAAGCGCTGCGCAGCCATCTCTCGCGCGAGGTCCGCATGAACGCGAACACTGAAAATATGCTGCTCAACACGGCCCTGAAGGTCGCTTACGACGCGACGGGGTTGATCCCCGGCCTCGCAGAGATCCATTCCGCGCTGGCCATTGCGAATGATGTCGCCCCCGCCGTCGAGGCGGCCGTCGAGTATTTCAGCAGCGACGAAGGACAGCGCGCCGTCGCGCATCTGCGCGCGATCTTCGAAGCCTTCTCGCACGCGGAAGGCGCCAAGCCCGTTTACAGCAAGCCTCACTACCCCGGACATCATCTCGAATGGGATGCGCTGCGCGGGTATGTCTGGGCAAAAGACTAAGGAGCGATCAATGCTTTTTCGCCGTTTTCTCCTCGCCGCCGCATCCTTGGCGCTCGCTGGCCCGCTCGCCGGATGCGCCCTCAACCCCGATGGCTCCATCGACTGGGGCGGATCGGTCACGCAGGCGTCGTCGCGCATCAATGCGGCAAACATCGCCGTCGCCAAATACGCGCCGATCGTCGGCAAGGATTTGCTCATGGTCGGCAATATCCTCGTGCAAGCCGAATGCTCCCCGGCCATGGGGCTCGCCTCCCAGACCGCGAGCAATATCCTCAAAATCACAGCGCCGTCGTCGAGCTCGGCCGCGCAGGTCCAGGATATCCTCGCGACCAATCAGGCCGTCGCCGCGCAGCTCTGCCCTCTCGTGAGCGCCATCCAGGCCGCAGTGGGCGCGGTGCCGAAAGGCGCGCCGTCGCAGACCATCCCGGCGCCGGCGACAGCGGCAACGGTCGCGGTCGCCGCGCAGTAATCCTGCGCGAATCGATGGAACGGGCTGGGGAGCCGACAATGCCGGAACTGACAAAGGAAGACGTCAAGCAGGTTGTCCGCGACGCCGTGCGCGAGGCGATGGCTGAAAAGTTCGAGCTCACGCTGGGGATAAATTGCACAGACCCGGACGAGCGGGACGAGACG